ATTTAGTAACCCAAGCAAACCCGGGGGTAGAAGATCTGGATTTATCTTAATCCTTTTCTTCCTATCTATTTTTACCTTGCGGATACCTTTAGCAGCCATAGCTGCTTCGGAATATAAATCAGCACCCTCCGCCAGGTCTATGATGTCCATAGAACCTGTTAATTTTACTGACAAAATATGCTTAGTCTCTGGCGATTCTTGAGGCTCAAACTTGGATATTTTGCCGCCTCGGGCTATGAATTGCTCGATTGTTTCGTTCATGGTTTTCTCCTTGTAAGGGTAAAATATGTTCAAGCTGATGGAGGATGCCGTGTCTGACAAAAACTCACTAGATGAAATCTTAACCTTCGGTATTGACATCGAAAAGCGTCGCATATACTTTGGAATAATTGATTCGGATAATGGATCAGACGTCGGCTGGGGGTCTATAGAGGCCGTAGTGCGCGGCATGCACAGGATGTATGAGAAGAACTCGGCACCCATCGAGATTCATATGTCGTGTCCAGGCGGCGATCCGTACGAGATGCTCAGATTGGTAGACGAAATCGAAGCGTCCCCTGTTCAAGTTAAGTTCGTTGGCAGCGGTCTCATAGCGTCTGCCGCCACATGGATCATGGCTGTATGCGATCTGCGCATGCTGCACAAAAACACTTACGTTCTCGTCCACGACGGATCAGATCAGTTAGAGGATCGGCACACTGACTTTCAGATCACCAGCAAGCACTTTCAAAATCTTCAAGATAAGCTTTATGACATTTTTGAGCAAAACTCTAGAATGCCTAAGGCGTTTTGGCAGGACGTGTGCCAGCGCGATTTGTATTTAACCGCAGAAGAGACAGTTTTACTAGGTTTGGCCGACAAAGTCATACAGCAGCGCAAAAGAGGCTCAGTAAGGCGCACGAGAAATGCTGCGCTCAGCGAGCGAGTCGACAACAAAACGATGCAGAAAACTATCAAAAGCATATACGAGCGGATAAGTAAGAAGTCGATACCAAAACTCTCGCTCAACGAGCTGAGAGAAGAGGAGATAGACGACTCTATCTCTGAAGAAGCTACTTGATAGGCATGCAGTATATGCCGCCATGTGTCGGCATGTAGCATCTCACAAATTTATCCTGGCAGATCGTCAGCTGGTGCTCGGCTACAACCGAGCACTCTAAGTTTGATGCCTGTGCAGATGTTGGCGGAACTGGAGCTGTACACGAGGTCAACAGGGCAAGTGCTAGCATAATTCTCATTTTGGACACCTCACTTTAGTGTTGAAGGTATCGATGATAAGGAACGCGTGAGACTCCCAGTTTGGGTCGAACGTCTTTGTCTCTAGGTTCCACTCGATGGTGCGATATTTTTTACGGCCAACCTCTAAAATCTTGATAATAGGCTCCGGTTGCTCCCAGCGCTCCACATCGGCTGTTCTCTGGACGCAGTCTCCCTTTGCGAACTTAGGTTTATCTAAGTTCGCTAGACTCACAGTAGATGTCGCCAAGATCGCAGCACATGCTAGCCATTTAGTATTCATACACGCCTCACAGTTTAAGTGTTTTAGCCATCTCAGATACAACTTCAAGTACGCTCACGAAGTTAGCACCGCTATGCACCTTGTCGCAGGCCTTCGCGTAGGCATCCATAAATTCGGATTTTGTGATAGTGACCTGTGGTTCTAATACTTCCCAGTCGTTTGCTCTGAGCCAGTCGATATTCAGAGCCGCAATCTCACCGTCTTCCCAGGATAGACCGCCTCGCTCATCAAAAATGAGATACTTTTTATGGTTAGCACGCTTAAACTTATAGCCAGAAAGCGAAGCCTCTAAGAACGTCATAAATGCTTCTCCTAGAAGCCGTCGTCAGACGTTGAGAACCCAATTCCACCTGTTTTTCTTGCTTTCTCAAAAGCTTCTGCCACATTCTTCTTGTGGTCTAAGATCTCTTTGAGAGTTTGTTTTAAAGACTTGCCGTGCAGCAAAGATCGAACGACAATCTCGTCCAGGTGCGCAATGCTCAAAGTGTCACAATCTTTGTGCTTGAAGACGTCTTTCTCTTCGTCGGAGAGCGAGCGTTTGGCAATAAACTCTAATAATTTAATTCTCTCGTCGTACGCCGGGGCTCTGAGCTCGATCATAAGGTCGAAGCGTCCTGGTCTGTCTGCCAGAGAAGCTAGAAGATTTTCTGGATGATTTGTAGTCGCCACGATGAACGTAGGTACTTTAAAGTTCATCGAAACACCGTCGAGCAGATTAAGGATCCCAGAATCAACACCTCTAGCACCGCCGCCGTTTTCATATTCAGCGCCACCGATGTCCTCAAGAATAAGGATCATGCGTGTAGCCCTTTTACTGAACTTTGTTCCAGTGGCGAGGAAGTCGGTCACGTCGTCTGCTTCAACCTTTGAAGTTGGCCACACAACTACTACAGTGCCGGGGTCGGCGGCGACAGCCTCTGCGCAGAAGTGCGCTATCGTGGAACTCTTCCCCATCCCTGGGGTCGAGTATATGAGTACTCCACGCTTCTTCTGGCGATCTAGTTGCTCGTATACGTGCAGGTTCGAGAAGAACCGGCTTGCCTCATCGATTATGCTTTTTGAGCCCACCGCATCTAACAGTAGACGCTTTTTACCGAGCACAACAGGCGACAACTTAAGACCGCCGGACACATACTTCATCATGAAGGTGCCTGGAAAGATGATCTTCTTCTTAACCTTCTCGTTTACGCGTACGTATTTAAATTGAAAAAGCGTGTCATCGGACTGCAACGCCAAATCAGATTTTGGCAGCACCGTGTCTTCCGTGATATCTGAGAATTTTGTCTTGCATATCAGTTTGAAGTTGGAATCCATGCGCGCCCCGGTCTATGGGTGTTTATTAAATGTCTGGGGATCTGTTAATTAGATACTTAAGATCGTCGATGTCGTCGCCCGACGAGAAGGCGAAGAACGCACTTGACCTGATGCCGTACGAGCCTTTGTAATCTGCTGGTATTGTCTCGTCTCGCGTCAGGGATTTTGACTCCTCTGACAGAGGAGAATTGAGGCCGTTCAGCTTCTTAGACACTGGAAAAGATCTTGTCGCCGCATACTCGTGGCCGTCGACGCTGGTTGGATTGTCAACCATCGGATCGAATATCCGTACTCTAGATATTTTTCTTCTTTTCATGGTTCCTCGTGTCTGTATTCTTTTATGCCTGAGGACGTCACGATCGTTATCGTGATCCTCTGCATTGGCAGCAGCTGCCACTCGTAGTCTAAAAGATCTACGCGGCCTTCTTTGTTGGCAAGCTCTAGAGCCCTAAACAGTAGCTCAGATTTATTGTTTGAAGTTTTTATCTCTTCGAGTTGCTTTGCCGACAGCACACCATACGTGTATAGCTCACCTGCCATGTCTAGCGGGTGTATTGATTTATTGTTTATCGTCTCTAGGGCTCGCAGCTTGCGTAACACCCGGCTGTTCGATATATGATCTTCCATCTGCCACCTCGATCGAGTAGTTGACGCCGAATGACGACATTACCGCTCTGCACCACTGAACCGCGTCTACCTGCGAGACCCATCGTCTTTCTGAGATAACTGCACCGGTACTCGGTACCTTTATCGCCCAAAGGTTATTTTTACCTCTTTCTAACCTTATGGACAGCAAATGCGACTCCGAAAATTAAAGGTCATCTTGGTGCCTAAGTGAGAGGAAGGTGGGGAAACGAGGTGCCTCTTTCACGCCCGATGGCTGGTATTTGTATTTTACCAGTCGGCCTGGTAAAGATGATCGTTCTTTCCAGAATTTAGCCCTCTGAATATCGTCAAAGCCCGTGCCTATCTTAAACTCCACACCAGAATGGATATCGCGAACTATTATGGTTCCGAGAACCCCCTTAGGAACGAGTCCATCTTTGGCAGTGGATCTTTCGGTCCGACCGAGCACATCTTTTTTGGCCTCGTTCGTGTTGTGCATCTGCTCTTCATAGTCAAGGATGATGGCCTCAGAGTCCTCGAAGCGCTTTAATTTGAGCAAATAGCCTTCTTTGGCCGTAGATCTGCCGCATTTATAGGGCCCCCTAAGCGACCTTATCATCAATCCTTCGTATCCCTGGTCGACCATCTGTTGCTCTAAGGCAAGCAGATCGCTGACACAGCTGACGATGGCGTGGTTGACGATAGTGAAGTGTTTGCCCATCAGCGATGATGATTCCAGCATGGCCTTGAGATCCGTCAGGCGGTCTATAAACGGTTTGTTCAGCGTGCCCGTTACGTAGTCAAACATGGCATATTGGAAATTAGGCTGCCCTTCCTGGGACATAACGCCTGAAGAAGATTCGTGAAAAGTATTACCAACCAGCAGTTCGCCGTCGACGCCATCTGGCAGAACGTGCTCGACCATGGTCCTGATGAAGTCGTTTGGTATCGGCTTAAATGATCTGCTGAGAAGTTTGCCGTTGACTTTCAACGCCCTTATGCCGTCAAGCTTTGGAGAGCAAAGTACTGGAAATACTATCTTTTCTAGATCCTCTGCGGCCACAGCAAGCATGGGCTTAGTTATCATGACTTCTCCTGTGTTTTGGTATATAATACTAGTGGAGGATTTTATGGCTAAGAAACCGCTTGACGACCCAAACAATGTTCTTCATTATCTTCTGGTGACGCACGCGCCTCTTATCAATAAGAGCATAAAATCTCTGCGTGGCAAGAATCTTATTCCTTCTCAAGAAGAAATGGATGACTGGGAATTCCACGAAGCCGGAATGCGTGGATTGATGGAAGCAATCATTAAGTACAATCCTAAACTTGGCCCATTTTCTACCTATGCCAGTTCGTCTATACGGGGTAGAATACAAAGCCACGCTGATTCCATGCACCAGATACCCAAGCACATCCGCATGCAAGCAAAAAGATTTGGCGAGATGCAAAGGCAACCTGCTGCTCAAGAACCTGCCCCCACTGCACCCGCTAGCCAACCAACAACACCATCGACTGCAGAGTCTACGCCGATGCCAAGCACCGGCGCAAAGCCAAAAGTTTAATCGTTTTCGGTGACCAATTCTTCTAGTTGTTTGTTGAAGTTTGATAGAAACGCGACCTGCTTCGCGTTGTCGCGTACCTCGGTGAATAGTTGATCTTTGAAGAGAGGATGCTCAGAGCTGCACACAGACACGCAGAGCTGAACTCTTAAATTGTTTTGAAGTTCGATGAGTTTTTCTTTCGGAGCATGCTCTTTAACTGCATCTTCAAAAGCGGCAATAGATTCTTTAAGAGCAGCCTCCATATCAATTCCAAAATGCGTATAAAAATCTTTAATGTTTTTGCAGTCATCGCCATCAATGCAAAGATCTGTTAGTGGCGTAAATTGAACCTCATCTTGCTTTTGATCCGTAATCGACATAACAATCCTTTCATTGCGATTTGTAATATTTATACATTCGGATTTATATACTGCCTCGGCGGTGCAGCAGGGTATTATATACTTGTCTGTTTGATTGCTGCACTATGCAGTGTATATTTTTAATATTGTTGATTAAATATCTATCCGGAGCAGGATTAATGCGCGTAGTAAAGCGGAACGGAAGCACAGAAGAAGTTTCATTCGACAAAATACTAAATCGGGTAAGGAATCACGCGAAAGGTTTGCAGGTCGAACCGGTTTTGATCGCTCAAAAAGTAGTTGCGGGGTTGTATGACAACGTGACTACGCGCGAAACAGATAGGTTACTAATTGAAACAGCAGCATCTTTAGCACCAGAGCACCCAGATTATGACAAATTAGCTTCAGCTATTGCTGCCTCAGCTCTGCACAAAGAAACTCCTGATGATTTCATTCAGGCTTGGAAAGATCTCTATTCTGTAGGCGTTTTATCTGACGACTTTATGGAAACCGTAGAGTCTTTGGGCGATGATCTTCGATCTGTGATCGATTATGATCGGGATTTCACATTTTCGTATTTTGGTTTTAAAACTCTTGAATCCAGATATTTACTGGGAATAATCGACAAATCTAAAAGAAAGAAGCTTGCAGACGGATCGTGGTCTGCTGAGAGAAAAGTCTTAGAACGTCCACAGACTCTATTTCTGCGTATAGCAGTGTCAATCTGCGGCGTTGATCTCAACGAGGTCAAAAAGCTTTATGACTATTTGTCTTTGGGATACTACACGCACGCCACGCCGACCCTGTTCAACGCCGGAACAGCGAGACCGCAAATGTCATCGTGCTTCCTCATTGCCATGAAAGATGACTCACTCGAAGGCATCTACGACACCGATAAGGAGTGCGCACTCATCAGTAAGAACAGCGGTGGCGTCGGGATGTGGGTTCACAATGTCCGCGCAGATGGCGCAGTGATTAATTCTAGCCAGCGCTTTGGCGATGGACTAATCCCGATGCTCCGCCACGTCAACGCGACGTTCCGATACGTGAACCAGGGCGGAAAGCGTCGAGGCTCAGCTGCAATTTATCTTGAGCCTTGGCACGCCGACATCGAGGACTTCATCGATATCCGCAAGACCACCGGCGACGACGAGAGAAGATGCCATGATCTTTTCCCAGCGATGTGGATCCCAGATCTATTCATGAAGCGCCTAGAAAACAACGAGGATTGGACGCTATTCTCGCCTGATGAAGCGCCAGATCTACACGAGGTCTGGGGCGAAGAGTTTGAGAAGCTGTACACAAAATACGAGCAAGAAGGTCGAGGCCGCAAAACTGTCAAGGCTTCTGAGTTAATGCGCCGGATAGCGATGTCCCAGAAGGAGACTGGGACACCGTACATGCTGTACAAGGACGCGGCGAATAAGAAGTCTAATCAGCAAAATCTCGGCACCATCAAATCCTCAAACCTCTGCACTGAGATCATCGAGTACTCTTCTGCTGAAGAGACCGCTGTGTGCAACCTAGCCTCGATCTGTCTTCCTAAATTCGTCAAGAACGGCGGCATTGATGTCGAACACCTTCGCCAAGTTGCATACGATGCCACAGTAAACCTCAACCGCGTTATCGACAAGAACTATTACCCCACACCAGCGACTGAGAACTCTAACGAGAAGCATCGCCCTATCGGGATCGGCGTGCAAGGTCTAGCAGACGCCTTCATGATGCTGCGTATTCCCTATGACTCGCCTGAGGCTCGCGAGCTAAATCGGTCAATGTTCGAGACTATCTATTTGGGTTCTATGCAGGCATCTATCGATCTAGCTGAAAAATATGGTGCATATGAGTCATACGATGGCAGCCCTTTGTCACGAGGACTTTTGCAGTTCGACCTGTGGGGATATAAAGGTCCACTGACTTGGGAAGAGCATTGGAAAACTGTTCGCGAGAAACTTAAGAAGCACGGTGCAAGAAACTCTCTTCTCCTAGCACCAATGCCAACCGCTTCGACGTCGCAGATCTTTGATAACTATGAGGCGTTTGAGATTCACACCAGCAATCTCTATAAGCGCGAAACGCTCGCTGGCGAATTTGTCGTCGTCAACAAGCACCTCGTCAAGCATATGCAGGAACTAGGTCTGTGGAACCGCAAGATGGTCAACAAGATCATCTCCAGCAACGGATCAGTCCAGGGTATAGAAGAGATACCAGAGGACGTCAGGAAGATCTACAAGACCGTGTGGGAAACATCTCAAAAGGTCGTGATAGACATGGCCGCCGACCGCGGAGTATTTATCTGCCAGAGTCAAAGTATGAACATCCACATGGCCAACCCCACGCTAGACCAGATCGCTTCGCTGCATCTCTACGCGTGGAAGAAAGGTCTGAAGACTGGGATGTATTATCTGCGCACCAAGGCAGCTAAAGAGTCCGTGAAGGTTACGGTCCAAGAGCAGAAAGCCAACGACGTCACAGCTTGCTCAATCGATAATCCGGAAGACTGCGTAGTCTGCAGCTCGTGAGGTAACAATATGCGGTGGGAAGAGGACTGTCTGTACAGGCACAATAACAACAGGGATGTCGCGTTCGAAGTTGTTCACGGAAAGACAACTCCGGATGAGGACGGTCGCTATAAACTTTACGTATCCTGGTGGAACATTGGTCATTGCCACAAACCGTGGCCGATGGGTGTAAGTCAACACATCCACATCAAGCAAGAAGACGTCTGCAACTGGAACAAGATGGCAATAGATGAGCGAGGCCCGAAACCCGATGAGCGGTATTTCAGTATCTAACAACAAATATTCCATATTCCCGATACGGTACAAAGGACTCTGGGACGCGTTTGAGACGCACCATAAGTCGTTCTGGACCATCAAGGATGTAGACCTTTCGCAAGATCTGTCCCAGCTCAAATCGTTGAGTAAAGATGAGATCCACTACATCACGCATGTTCTAGCTTTCTTTGCGCAGTCCGACGGTATAGTAAACGAAAACCTCGCCGTGCGGTTCTATAACGAGGTCGACATCCCAGAGGCGAGGGCGTTCTACGCCGACCAGATTCAGCGCGAGGCAGTCCACGCCTGGATGTACTCTCTACTTATCGACACGTACGTTAAAGACCAGATCGAGAAGCAAAGACTATTCAATGCCATAGAGTCCGTACCCGCGGTAAAGAAAAAGGCAGAGTGGGCGCTTCGCTGGATCGATTCGCAAGATGAGTTTGTCAAGCGCTTGGTTGCTTTCGCCGTGGTCGAGGGCGTCTTCTTCAGCGGCAGTTTCTGCGCTATCTTCTGGTTCAGGAAGAGGGGGCTTTTGCCTGGGCTTGCAACCGCCAACAACTGGATCTCGAGGGACGAGGGGATGCACTGGGAATTCGCGGTGCTTTTGTACCACACTCTCGGCCTAAAGATTTCCCCAAAGGACTTTGGGGACATCATGATGGACGCGGTAGAGATTGAGAAAGAGTTTGTGCGCGAAGCTCTTCCCGTCGGCCTGATAGGCATGAACGCGGATCTGATGTGCCAGTATATCGAGTATGTCGCAGATCTCGTATCTAGGCGCTTTGGTTTTGCTGCGATTTATGGCGTAGAAAATCCGTTTGATTTCATGCGCATGAATGATATGGAGACCAAAGTCAACTTCTTTGAGAAGAGGGTGTCTGAGTACTCGCTCTCCGAGAGTTCAGAACTCAGTCTCAACGCGGACTTTTAAGTATAAATTTTAACGATTAGAGTGGGGCCCAGTATGGCACTAGTAGCGCCAGTAATTAAAAAACTTGTAGAAGCCAAGGTTCTTGCAGCTTATCAACGCGAGTTTGGCGATCTACAGGCCAATAATCCAGAGGCCATCCAAAGCTGGCAGAAGCAAGCAAAAATTGCCGCTGAGATCGCTGGAGTAATCATTGAAGCAATTCAGACTCAAGCAGAGGTTGCACCAGGCATACCTGTTACGACTGCTGGATCTGCTGCGGCACAAACCGGTGCAACTGTAGCACCGGGCAAGATACTTTAAAAACCCACGTTTAGGTGGGTTTAGTTTACTTTTTAGGCGACAACTTGTACTCGTTTTTAACTCGTCTGTTGTGCTGCTTTCTCTCTTGGGATAGCCGCTCTGCTTTTGCTGCGTTAGCCTTTTGCACTTCTTCGAGATCTATGGCCTTGTCGGATTTATTCTCTTCATCTTCTGCATTTCGCTTCGAAAAGATACTAATAACTTTATTTTCGTTCATGGTTGTGCTCCTTGCATAAGGTTTTAATCCAGCCGCGTTGCGTAGGACTACCGGGTCTACCGCATTCTTCACAAGTCCTAGATGACAATTCTTCGCACTCGTCGATCAATTTCCACATTTTCTCGCCGAGCTCATCGTTCAGCAATACGCCGTAAACTGATATGGACAAAGATCCATACTTCTCTTTCATATCGTTTATGTATGGAAGATTATCGTTATTTTGTATTTCGTTTTCACAAAGCTTCTCTAAGCCAAAACACAAGTCTTCTATAAGAGAATGCCACCCTACATCAACAGAGATGTAGGGTCGCGTGCGCATTACAATTGGAAAAGACTCATACAATTCTCGTACAGAACTCTCATAGTCTTTTGCTATTTTATGCTTGCTCATTTTTCTGTTGCTTGAGATCCGTTTAATCTTGGGTCGCGTTTCCAGTGGTTAGAAACCAACCCGCTAACATACGCAGACATTCTACTGGGATCTTTGTGTTTCATAGAGTTGGAAGCCGTGCCCTTAAAGGTAACCTGACCCTGCTTGACAAGCTCTAGCACTTTGCTAGTAACCATTTTCCTAAGCTCTCTGGGAATGACTTGTGAAACTGGAAGACCGTTAGTTTTCAGGTTTGCTTGAGTTAGCACTTCTAACGTGGCCTGGTATACGGCCTCTTTTTGAGAAAGCATCTTTATCACCTATAGTTTTCCGGTTAGTTTTACTATAGCCCAATGACCTGGATTATCATTGAGCATTGACGAGTTTTCGGTTTTATCTGGAGAGTCTGTGAGATTGAGGATAAATCCTTTGGGATACTTACCTAGTCCGGTGGCAACAACCGCGTATGTCTCAATCTCAAGTCCTTTGACTGCATGTTCAACTATGCTTCCGTCTGCAACAGACAAAGCGCCAGCATCCCCGCCCCTAGTACAATGATAGACTCTTTTCTCACCAGTCTTAGAGTCAGTAACCCATCCGACCGCAAAATCAAATAATTTGTGCTTTGAGCCGTCTGCGGTGCTCAAAATGCGCACTAGATGGCCTTTTTCTGTCACATACAATCCATTTTTTACGACTTCAAAAGACATATATTACTCCGATTTACGGACAATTTCCACGCCTTCAGACGGCGCAGACTTGACGCGCCGTGGCTCATCTGAAGTCGAGTCTTCTTTCGACAAAGATTTCTTGATCTTCGCATCCATTTTTTTGATCCACGAAAATTTCTTAGAAGGCGTACCCATCATCGAACTCATGTCAATCCTCCAATAATGTTGCTTTTTCCGCATCGCAAATCCACGCGCGATATCCGATAGGACCAATGGTGGGATGCTCTTCGCATCCTATAACCTCTTTGCAGGAGACGTCTTGCAGACGCAACCTGACTTCACGGCCTTCTTGGCCGAGAGCTATTGGGCCAGTATATGAAACCAAATAGTCCTGGCGGTTCACCATCTTTAATTGAAGAAGATGGTTAAATGCCCCATCGTCCGGCTCCATCACGATGATGCGGGCATATATCACCAAATTTTTCCAGAAGGGGGTCACTTTACCACCGATATTGATATAAAGATTATACTTTCTGATCCGAAATTCTAAGCTCAGAAAGCATCTCTCGAGCCTCCTCGATCAGGAGCAAGATGTGCTCACCGTCGCATGAGTCATAATCCTCGTACAAAAGTGAGAAACTTATTCTGTCACACAGCGCTTGAATTTGTTTTGAATTCACGGCAGCAACCTTATCCTCACGCCGAAGCGGTCATATACGGGGAAATGCGCATCTCTAACTTCTTCAAGAATGTGTCGACTATGGTGCTGCTTGAAGAGCTCTATTTTAGGTTTTCCCTTGTCTATCCAGAGCGGCAACCCAAGTTCATACTCCCAGCCGGCGTGCTTTATGTGCCCACTTGATCCGGCCTGATCAAAATGTAATCTATTTTTCCAATGTAAAGCTATGTTTCCGTAGCGAAAGACATTGAAATCTGTGTTAAAAGCCGCACCGTAAAGAAGATCTTTATCTATTGGCGCGAGATACGGATCGTGCATCGACTCGTATTTAAAGGCGTCAATGTAGATATCTCTGGGCTCTAGGAGATAAAGATCTCGCGCTTCAGCTTTTATGGCTGACGCTATCAGCGTCGCAACTAATATCGACCTTACCATAAGGTGACTCCATACGGATATAGAAATTCGTCTAAATCTTGATCGTCTTCTGCGTGATCGTCATCCTCGACTGAATCATCTTCGTTTAAAGACGGTTCTTGCTCGGAGGCAGAATCTTCTTCAGAAGTTTGAGTCGAAAGATCTTCGCTTTTCTGCAAGGAATGACCGCGATAATAAAGATCGTCTTTAGCTTTCTGAATTGCAGTTACTGCATCAGTCAGTGAATGGGCCTGAGTTTCCAGGATTGTTCCTGTCATGGGGTCTTTGTATCTGATCTGATACATGTCTATCTCCTGAGTGGTATATGCCAAATGTTGAATTGAACATATGCTGCTTCAGCATTTGAGATATTTTCTGAGTCTCATGCACAGACTACATTTTGCTGTAATTTGCAGCAATATATCCGCCATGAGACGCATCAGACATCAGACAATAAATCAAAGACGGTACCACAACCAGACCGACGCCGACAAAGAAGAAGAAAATCATCTTTATCCTCACCTATTCTTTTTTATCAATCATCTCACAGGCTTTGATTGTGTCTGCTTGGGGATCCTTGGAGGCGGCCCAAGCTGTAGAAACGTTCGTCGTGGTTCTTCCGATAATGTATATGCCGAGAACCGATGGTAAAAGCATTTGAATATCGATGTTTTTGAACCACGCGAGGATAAATATACCAATAACAGATATGAACGTTAGTATAAACGATAGTTTACTCTTCATGGCGGTCTCCCTTACCGCCTATTATATCATTTTTGCTAGAATCGACAAGGGCGTCATACAGTCCAAAAACCCCGCCCTTGTATCCGCTCATGTACCCGAAGAAGTACGCTGCAATGTCGACCCATATTGTAATCAATAACCATTTCAATGCGTTAGGTTCTTTCTCCAGAGACTCTCTCATAAGAAAAGTTGCTGCTAGAGTTACTGCTGTCGTGAAGTAAAATCGCCCCACTGTTGAGTTAAGTGCAGATTTTACGCGTTCAACTCTCAGATCAGGCGCATCATCACTCATGAGTTTCCTCGAAAGAATCGGATACTAGAAAACCAAACAAAGACAATTTTACTTTTGATTCAAAGAAATCTTTGACGAAGATTTCCCAAGACGATTGGAGTGCTTTATTCGACGGTAAATTCGCGTTCATTATGTGAATGTTTGTACCCTCAATGTGGTCGAGGTCTAATAAACAGTGACCGAGCTCATGCCAGACTAGCGCTTTAAAAGCTATCGATCTGTGGTCAAAGAAGTCAGACCGTATAGTTACGGTTCTGTCTATGGCCATCTCACACAGGCCGATCACAGTCGGATTTGCTGGGTCAAGCACGCCTGATTTAAGGCGCACGTTTTTAAGTTTTGGGAGGTTTGCCAGGCAAGTATCGGAATCGCTCTGGCTGGAAAGCTTACAGAACTCAACAAACTCAACGAGATGCGGCCTGATTGGCGCATCTACTGCCGACTCTAGGTAGCGGTCAAACGATATGTCTCGCGGACCGCGGGAAACGTGAAGAGTTTCCTCTGCGCCGCAGGCAGTCAATAAAAATGCAGACACAATCGTTAATGTCTTAAACATATGTCTATTACCTCGCCGTCGACTACCACGAACATTTGTGTTTTCGTACCGCCCTCAAGACGGCATGAATTTTCTATCAATGAATTGTTTCGGATATCGAAGATCCAGAAGGAGAACTTAGCGAGCATATAGACAGCCAGCACAAACCAAGCGAAAAGTCTGATTTTCTCGGTGAGAGAGGAATTGTGTATGAGATCTGTGAACATTTACCTGACTTTCTTGCACGTCACTTGATATGACAACTTTTTTGATTTCAAAACCCTTACAGGGCAATGATCTTTCGTGAAATGCCTCGCGCAACCCTCGTTAAAATGAGGGATCATACTCTCATCTTCCTTCGACCAGGCTTCTTTTAATGTTTTAATTGCCGGTCTTGGACAGGTAAAAGTGTTTACCGCTGGTCGGTGCGGTTCTTGGTGCGCGCATCCTGCCGCAATTAGCATGGAGGTGAACAGGATTTTAGCGGTAATATTCACTTTTTACAACTTTCATTCTTTTCATGACTTTAGTCAGTTTTCTGCACTCGAATTCAAATTGCTGCTTTTCGTCTGAGTCTATGAATCGCCTTGCAGACTCGATCGTGATGAAATACATCGGGTTGTAATGTATATGGAAAGGCTCATCCACCGAGAACACAAATCCAAAATCATACACCCACCTGCCGTATATTGGGCGCCCTCTGTACCTTTCAAGGGGTACAAGTTTACCAAAAACTAACTGCGCAATTGTCACAGTGTAATCAGCAAACATTAGAATAATTATGTACTTATCAAAGTTTTTCATGTAAAACCCGCATCACTACGGGTTATACTTGAACCTTTCTGGATATCGCGACTCCATCTCAATGCAAGCTTTTGCTTTAGCGTAGGCCTGCTGGCATTCGATTGGCTCAAGTTTCTTCTCAACTTCGACCAGAGGCTTGACTAAGCGATAAAATCCAAAAACCGTGCCAAAGAACACCAGAACACATAAAACAGCAACGATAACGATCCTGTTGTCGCTAAACATCTTTTTTACCTTTATTATCCAAGGCATCAATCTGACGACGTGCGTCTGCCTTTATCTCCCTCATGAGATCGTTAATTCTCCTGAGAGACTCTTGGATATCTTTTACTTTTTTCTTGTTAAGCTCGACTTTAAAATCTGGATCTTTTTGACGTTTCTTTTTAAAGTCAGAAAAGCTGACGATGTTGCTCATGTCTACTCCGTTAGTTAACTTCAAAAAGCGATCTGGGCACGGCTTCCATCAAAGTAAAAAGTACGCGGTTATCTTCGGCCGGTTTTCTTTGAAAAATCACGTCACCGTATTTTTGATACCTAAGTTTAAGAAAGTTTGCGATGTCGGCGTCGGACGCAGATTCTGCGACTTTCGCCTCGTAAAAGAAGTATTTCACGTCTTCGTCCAGGAAGGAACCAAGGAAAACTGTGTCTTTAAGAGAGACAATTTCTTTCGTGCTCATGCGCTCATCTCCTCAATTAAAACCGTGAACCACGCGTCCTCGCGCAAATCGTAGCAAAGAACATCTGCTCGAGACGGGATGTCATTAGAGCGTACCATACGAGACCTATGCAAAACGTAATCAGCCGCACTCATGTGAAGCATAGCTTCCTCATATGCTTCGACTGATAAAAAATCACCGTCAAAATTATCAGACCATACTTTATACACGTATCTCATGCCATCCTCCGTTCATAGGGAATATTTGATTCGGATTCATCCCTTGGTGATGAAAAGGAACGAGACTACCAAGGGAAGCAGGCAGAACCCAACTATGGCGAGAAACGTATCGATCGTCATACTGCCTCCTCAGATAAAAGGTTTGACATCTCTTTATCAAAGAGATGCCCGGCGTAAACCTCGTTATAGCGCGCCAACTCTTGATTAAGCCACCCGATGATCTTCTGCCGTTCTTGATTTTTAGAACTGCGCGAGCCTTTTGCGGCTATTTTCGCTTTGTGGGCGTCTATCATGGACGCATAGTGTCTTTGTATTGAAGCGTGATTAGACAATCCATGCGGTGCCTCAATCTCGACATCTATCTTTAGATCAAGGCTACGAAGAAGAGCTCTTATATCGCTCAGGTGGCCTACGGTTGTTCTAGAGTAATTATAGGTATTTAGTACGATTTTGTCACCAATCCTGTCTACAATACGGTACCATCTGTATGAGTGCCCTCGACCAGTTTCTGGACAATACGCGAGATTCGACTTCTCGAATTGCTGCCTGGATTTTATCCATTTGAAACCCATAAACACTCCTTACATCCAGAGAACAAGAGCGAAAGCGGCGCCGGTAGACGACACGCTGAGCGCGTCACGGGACTCGCTTTCATCAGGTCTAAGCGTTTCTTGCTGACCTCGTACGGTAAACATTACAGATGCTTTCTGTGAAATAAACTTTTCAAAACCAACCGACCCTGTAAAACCTGAACCAATAAACGTTCGCCCTTCATTGGGCTTTTGCTGATGTTGCCTGGTTGCAAACAGACCTAACCCGAACTGCAGATTAAGCACGGGACCGTAGAAAGACACTGCGGTTTCGCCGCCGATTTGGTAGGATCTTAATGAGTCGGTAAGCGAATTAGACAGATCGCGCGAAGATGAGTACGCAGCGAACCGTACGAACCTTGCTAACTCAGTTCCAACTCCCACGCGGAAACCCAACCCCTTGTACGGGGTAGACATTACAGTTTCTTTACCGTAAGAATCTTTTGATAAGAGAGTAGCGTTTGACTGCCAAGCTTCTGTTTCTGTGATGTACTGGTAAGATCCACTGTATGAGCCTCTGCTCTGGGACCAAGACGCATGATCGTCGTACGCATATGACGTTCCTGCGCTGCACAAAGCGGCTAAAATAACATATTTGTTTTTCATAAACACCTCCATTGAGGGATAAATTGATTCGGAAGCACTTCACGCACCTTTGAAGAAATTGGTCATATATAGATCAACTTCGTAATCTTTAGCGCGAACAGCGATCTCATCGCGGTGGATGATCTCTATTGAGTCCGGGGTTGGGTTGAACACAATACGAGCGTACCCCGCGTTGCGATCTGAGCCAAGGCGGGCGTCCACTTTCTTAAGAAAGAGATTTGAGTCGCTTCGTGTATTTGTTGAGCTTTGCGCTCTCTGCGTTTACGGTTTTATAATCTGTATGAAGCTGCATCTGCTCAGTGGGTGACATCTTCAAGATGCGGCGAAACTTATTGCGATAGTGTTGACGGCGCTTCGCCCACTCGTTTCGCTGCTGCACGATCCAGCATATTTCGTTGAGCACGATATTGTTGATGCCGTTCATCAAACCTCCCCATATTACATGGGGAGATTTGATTCGGATTTATGCCAGCGAGCCCGGCCGTAGCAGTGTCGCTCGGTGATCTTCGTAGTTAGCGCCGGTCGACGTGGACACGATTTTAGCCTTCGGCACGTTAGTGTATGCAGCGGATGTTTGAAATATAACAGAACCAACAGGGCAAAACTCTGCAACAGGCAGACCAGACAGCGCTTTAATCTCGGCAACCGCCCCGTCGCGGGCTTCGGATTTGGTTGCGTACTGCGCTTGACCTTGAATGCCAACGTAAGGATAGTCGATATCGTTAGTGGCAAACACATGAACCAGAACAAACTTATTAGCATCAACCGGCGTTAAAGTCCAGTTGGTGCCGTCAAAACTATTATACGGAAGCGTTGTTCCCGCATAGCCTTCTTTTCCAGAATAAATTACTGGATAAGCATCTGGATCTTTGCGCTTCCAATTTGTAGCACCAGAGCGATAAAAGATTGGAAACGTTGTTTGTGCTGATATTGGGAGCTTAATATCCTCATCCCAGATTTGGCCGGATTGTGCTGCGAACTGCGCTTCTGTTGCTAAGGATCCAGAGCCGTCGACTACAAAATTTACTAATTTACAGCCGAAGTCAAATGCAGCACCGCGAGTCCTGTGCAGATACAGATGGGTGTAATCGCCCATGTGTATGCCGTGGCGCTCGTTGGCAAAGTAGATGTGCTTGCCGGCGGTCGGATCCCAGTACACGATCGACACAAATGCGTACTTGGTTATGATGTCTTCCATAAAGGTTTGCGCGACCTTTAGTTCGCTGTTCTCGTCTAGATAGAAGTAATTCGGTCCGTGCGCAGCTGACCACTGAGCTGTCAGTGTTGACTTAATCTCAATCTCTTTGCCAGCAACGTAGTACGTATATGAGCCAGTTAGCGGAGTCAATGTCAGTGTGCGGCTTGCATCGTTAACCGACAGACCAACTGCGCTAGGGGTTTTAAGACCAACAGGTTGTTCGATGCCTTCAAACACTGTGTCGACAGCTTCATGTATGCCCTCAATAGCATCGATAAGCTCTTTGCCGTACTTTTCACTAGTTACGGCAATGACAATGCGTCTTTTTAACTTATCGCTTAGAAGCGTCATGACAATTCCTCCTAAGCAATTTTATCATGTCTAAAGATTGTGGACAGCCCAGTCAGCGATCGGTGATCTCAAGGTCTTCTCCAGGTGGATAGATCCAACTAGCGGCGACGACTTACCCTTTTGCAGAAGATAGTCGATAGACTTTCCGTTGAGTCGCTCAAACACCTGGGTCTGATCGCCAAGCAAGATGATCTGCGTACCAGCAGCAGCGCGCGTCACGATCTGCTTAATAACGTTGATGTCCAAGTTCTGGACCTCGTCGATAAGGATGACAGCATTGGTAATTGAACGGCCTTGAATAAAAGTAACTGGGGTAATTTCAAGCACGCCTTCTTCAATCATTTTCTCAATGCGATACGGTTCGTAACCGCAGTTGATAAAATTGTCTAGGTACGGACCGAGCCAGGGCAGCACCTTCTCTTGCATGTCGCCGGGCAAGAACCCGATCTCGCGGCCAACCGGCGTCATGCTCTTGGCGATGACAATCTTGGTGATATTGTCATTCCTGCGGTCCAATCGCTCAAGGGCGTGGGCGCACGCTAGCATCGTCTTACCAGATCCTGCAACCCCGCTAAGTATGGTGAGCGGGACACCCGGATCATTGAGGAGACCGAGCGCGATTGTCTGCTCGGTGTTTTTAGGCGAGACCCCGGAAGGGAAGTACTGAGCGACTCGTACTACGTAGTCACCTTTGACTAGACCATGATCCTTAGCCCCGCCGCCTTTGAGTACCACGCCCTGGTTGGGGTGGAAGGCGCCTTCGTAGGTTAGGCCGGTAAGCTCAACTCGCCCCTCTTGGTACCACTGGTTCCAGTTCTCAAACCCCTCAACGACCGCGATATGCTTTATCATCTGTGTCTCCGGTTGGGAGAGTTGTACTCACTGATTTCTATTTTAACACCCCCAGCGGCCAGATGTCGAGTCAAAATATTTAATTTTAAAGTAGTTGAAATCGTTGACTTTTATGTTTCCACTTCTGAGCAGAAAAATATAAACGGTTAAAAGTTATAACCGGTTGAATCCACTAAATTTATTTTGTGATGGAACAACCTAAAATTGTATTTGATTTTACTCAGCAAAGTACCCGAACTGGCACCTAGCCCATACCTCAAACGTTCCTCGTGACTATCTCGAAAAGTATGATGTTCCGCGTCACGCGCCAAACTCTGTCGTAATCATTTTTACCCAGAAGACCCAGTCGATAGGTCGAGTCGAAAAAGTAAGCTGAATGCTCTGCGTCTCGTCGGTAAAAATCATTCATATAGACTGAATCTCAAAGAGGACGATATTGTCGAGGCGCTCGGATATTTGAGCGCACGATATGCGGCTCAGCAAACGAAGATCGCACAACACCACGTTCATAAGGTCGATGCACACGGCGTCGGCGACATTAAGATCTGTCGTTTCAATAAGATTACTTTTCTTCCCGCTCATTATGCTGACCTTTGCCCGTGAATCTCAACTGAGTTCTTGGGTCGTGCGCCAACCCTAGACTCCTGATCTTCTCGGCCTGAGCTTTGGTTGGATTTCTAACTAGTTGAATTCCATAATCAGTTTTACCATCGGCAATCATGACGCCGACATGCTTCGCTTCGTATCTGGCTTCGTCACACGCGTCGCACAGCGTGGCATAGCCCCATCTCTTAGGTTTTTCCATGTCAAAACCGCAATCACGGCAAAGCATATAAACCCCCATTATGAAACGGCAAAATCATTAAAATCAGGATAAGATCGGACATCCTCCGAGAGACGGAGGGTTGTGAGTGTTCTGATAAAGAAATTCATCTTCTTCTGGTCGAGAATTTGCTTGTAGTATTCTTGGTATATATCCGAGTCGTGTTTCATTAAGATTGCCAAAATATTAAGACTAAGTAAGTAGATCCAAGGCTGATCATGCTGGCCATGAACGGCGAAATAATGTCGGCCATTGTGAGCCCCGGCAACGAGAGTAGCACGGCCAGCAACAGTAATAAAAGCAAGCCGTTAAAGCTCATGTCGTGATCCCCTTTTTAGGGGCAGAGAGCTCTGCCTCAGGTATCCACAGGATGGTGTCGAGGTCACCTTCAACTTTGGCTGGGCACTCGATCTCAAGCACAGTTCCAGCTGGAGCATCAAACACGTTGATGATTTTTCCAGTTAATTCTTGGTAGGAGACAGTATCGCCGATACTATGTTTCATGGTAAGCCTCATGGTACGAATATTACGTAAACACCAAACATCACGCACAAAAAGAATAAAGCGAACGGTATCATTTGCCTACTCCCAGTATTTCTTTATCGAAAGCGTGTGCGATAGCTTCGTTAAGCACATCATTGAAGCCGTAGTGGTCTGTTCCTTGAAAAGCCGGTATTGTGACTTTAACATGGGTCGCCTTGGGATCAAACCAATATTCTTCCTGCCGATTAGACGAAGCATGCCCTGAGAACTTAGAATAATCTCTGAAAGAGATAGTTGATTGAAACTTAAGTTTCAGGTTTGTGTTTGGTATTTTATACGATTTGCTGAATGTTGTGTAATACTTATCATTAGGTTTATCGATGCGAATTTTATTAATTTTAACCGCCAAAGCTTCCTTGAAGGCGAGGATGCTCCCGTACAGAAATGAGTCATATTTATCTCCAAGTATCAGTTGAAGGTTTGCTTTTACTAATCTCGGCATCGAGAACCCCATTGACGAACTCGACATAAAACCTCCGTCTGTGTTATGGATCATAATATGATCGGAAATAAATTCAGAATCGCAGAATCAGTCTTTAAACTAAGAGCAAATCATTTGCTATGGGGTAAATTGCCATTGCGCACTAAATTAAATCTAGTGCGGTTTCTGTCATCCGCGCTTTATGATCTTGATTATCTGCGACTGATGAATTAGAAAGAAGTGTTCGTACTTTTCGATGTCACCTTTGCACTCTACCCGCACCTCGTAAAGGAGATTAGGTGGTTGACCGTAAACTTCCTGCACAAAACCTTTGTTGGGACATTCCGCCCCAAACATTTCGAGACCCATAGGCCACGTAAAGTAAATTAGTTTATGTGTTTTATATAGTTTAGGTTTTCTGATTGGTATGTTCTTTGGTCTTTTTCTTGAGAAAGACGGCTTTTTAAAATACTTCTTATTTGTAGGGACATGTCCGGCGCCTACCAGAAAGAATGCCGCCAATATGATTGATATGTACTTTTTCATGCTAAAGACTCGTAAAGTGATATTGCCCACGCCATGGCTTTTCTATCGGAAAGACTATATATTTTCAGCCTCTTAGCGGCCAAGAGGAGTTTCCACGCTGTTTCAGGATTCGGTTTACTCTTTATCATCTGTTGTTGTAAAACTCCCTGTTCATCCAGCGAGTTACGATGGGGTATCTAGATAAGTTTAACTTTAAAAGTATCCAAGCAAATCCGCCAACCGTAGATCGCTCGGAATAAGTACCTTTGATCACACTGTCAATCAGTATTGACTTTACTCCGTACCTCATTCTACTAAGTCATCTATCGGCGTTGGGAGCGGTTCCCGCGAAGAGGACACAACATTTTCAGGTTGGATAAGTATTGGAATAAATTCCACTTTGTTCTTTGAGGTACAGACGATCATCACCTTATAAGCGGGGTGGTCCGCTCCTCCGTACTGGTCGATCGCTGTGCCGTAGTCGGTGCACGTCTTGCTGTAGAAGACATTGTCTGGCGTCCACCCAAACTTAACCACGTCACCCTTGTAAACCTGAACCGTAGTCTTTGGCTTTATAAAAGAAAAAGAGAACGTCAAGTACATCGCGAACACAAAGAAGATGGCGGCAGCACTGTACATCATAACTCGTCGTTCATGGTTTTGAGTCATAATCCCTTGCAATCCTCAGAGCTAGATAATGCCAAATTTCCCAGAAATATTCTGGGGATATTATACGAAGATCTTTCATGGTCTCAGCGATATTTAATATGCGAAATTCGTTTTCCAAATTATGTCCAATCGTCGACGAAGTTATCGCTCCAAGGACTTTTTAAGTCGTTAAAACCGGCCTTTAACCAGATTAATCTACCCAATGGGACCGAGAACACCCTGAGTCTTTCCAAAGATTTGAGAAACCTTCTTGGCACTAATGGATCTTGGCCGTTACGCATCTGAGCCAATCTCAAGCAATTCTTTGATGTAACCTTCTGCTAGAGCATTATTTATTAAGTGTTCAACTTCTTTAAGAAAAGCGTCTGCTTTGACACAGAAATAAAACGGACCAATGTCTACGTTAACTGTGAACATATCTTTCTTGAAAATGCTATCGTCGGGAAGCAGATCAACGAGATCGGCTAAGTCTTTATGATCGTCAATAAAGACATCTGCTTCAAAGTCGGAGCGTGCAAAACAAGCAATAGACAAGTAGGAAGTTGGTTTTCGTTCATAGATCTCGCCAGCGTCGATGAGAACATCTGCGATCTGCTCGTCAGTTATCTTAGATCTCAGTAAGTTTACGATTTCTTTACCAGAAAGATAATGGAATAGTTTTCTGTGAGCATCGTCTAGCTCGGATATCAGTCGATTAACCGCGTCATCGGGCTGCGAACTCAATTCCTCCGCGAACTGATCCCGCACCAGGTCTTCATGAGCTTCAAGCCAATGCTCAGAAAGCCACTCTTCTTTTTCAGCGAGAAGCGCTTTTATTTTCTGTCTAACTTCTTTGTATTCTTCGTAGCTTTCCATGTTCATGTGCAACCTCCTAATTCGTAAGGAATTATATGATCGGAAACACGCATCTTACCGCGGGCAAGATATTCGCGGTAAGACATGGATTGTTCATTAAAATGGCCAAAAGGATTCGCTACGGCCATCTTAACGGCTCGCCTTGCGGCAGGATCTTTAATCTTGTCGCTGTGAGAACCAGCATCCACAACGCGCGGTTGGCCCTCTGAAAACCGTTTCGGCCACCAAAAAGCATGGCGCACTCGTAAACTGGTAATGCTTTGCAGGCGACGTACTTCCTCATTCTGCCACCATCTTCAGGCGGATAACTGTGATCAGCAGTCGCCATATCAGCGAGTTACAACGCTGGATCTCAAGCGCATCTTGCGTGTGGGCGAGCTGCCATATCCTGACGGAGCGCTCATCCATTGATCACCACCAACCAAACACGCGGCCAAAAATCGGCAGATGAGCTAGGATCGAGGTGAATGTCCGGCGGAAGTCGATGACCCGCATGTCCTCTGGGACTTCTTTGCCGTGGAAGTAATAAGCCAAACCCAGCCAAGTAATCAATATAAACCAAGCGTATATCTGGATGTACATCGTATTCCCCCTTGAAAGCTAAGGGATTATACTTGCTTGATTATTTTGCTAGACTGCACCAGTCAAGAGCAACGTGGTTCTTGGGGCACATCTCACCGCCTAGGCGAGCGACCCTCAAATAAGAGTTGGCGCCATCAGGCGGAACACAGATCACCACCACGTGGTCCGACGCGGAATCAACTTCAGCACCGCTCTTGGCAGAGCCGTCACCGCAGTTTACGACCACCCAGGCGGTTAAAGTTTTGATTATTAAGGTTTTCAACGCTTAAACTTCCTTATTGTCCAGCTTCATCTCGGCGTAGGCGCGCAGCCATTCCAGGTCTAGATCCAGCGGCTTACCCAGCCACCGGGCACCTTCGGTATGATCACGCAGGTCGTCGCCCGTGTCCTCATGGAGTAAAACACTAAGCCCCGAAGACGACAGCAACTCCTCCACTACATAAGCGTCCGAGTCGGAGTAGTTCACCTGGTACATCGGGAGCGGGTGCGGTCCTACCTCGACATCCCAGACTCGGCCCAAGCTAAGACCGAGATCTTCTAAGTCTTTTCTGAGCGAGAGTGCGGTTTCCCGCTCACCCTCGCTGGACCAGTAAACGTGCGCGTGATAGTGCATAAGCCCTCCCAAAGTTCCTACTTAAGTTTATGCCTCATCAGCCTTAACTTCTTATAAGTGCCAAGACCGAGGGCTATCGCCAGCCACACGTACCGGTAGTAGTCCGGATCTATCTTCTTGATGCGGGCTAGTTCTGAACCTATACTCACCGTACTCTCCCAACCTATCGACCTACTTTTGGCACTGGTTAGCCTTGTGACCCAATCTTTTCCGCAATATCTTCTTGAGATCGCTAGTCGAAACAAAGGCGAACGCCTCATCTTTACCGAGGATCTCTTTGCGGTAGATGCGGCAGCCCGTGAAGACATAGCCCGTTCGGTCAGACATCAGCCCCGGCTCATAGTCCAAATACCTTCTTGGAAGACTATCTGAAAATAGATAGAACAACTCACTTTTTAAGATCTTTTTCTTCTACCGCGTCAAACACGCCACCGGTCAAGCTAACTGCCTCACCTATGCTAATTAAGTGCAAAAATTTAAGCGTATAGCCTAAACCCATGAAAGCTCGGTACCTAAGATATCTAAAGTGATCTTTGTCACGTGGATACGGATCAAACTCGTAGTAGGCGAACTGGTCTTCGGGGTGGTAGGTGAACCACCCAGAGCTAACGCCATCCGGCACTGATATTGCTATGAAATTACCTTCAGGAAGGGCGACGTATGGTCTATCTGACCCATCTAAGAGTATGTCGCAGTAAGCTCTTTTTATTTGCACAAAGCACCCCACCTCACAGTATTAGAAACAAGCTCACCCTCCGTCACTCTTTAGGTAAAGAGATCTAGTCTTTGGGTTGGAACCAGGAGCGAACGGTGCGGTACAAGCTCACAGCTCCAAACAAAAGAACTACAGTGATGACAATGCCGATAACGTTGAGGATGTCGAAGATCACTTTAATCTCCTTGTTTACTGTTTGAGTAAGCTTACGAACGTGCGTATTCCTCGGATCGGAAATCTACGACCAGATCCACCCAGGTCTCTGTGTCAACCAGCTTCACTTTACATAAAAGACCAGTCACCTTAACAAAAGATTTCTCAGCCTCACTAGAAATAGGGTCATCCATACTTTCACCTACTCTTAACCGGGGCTCTTTCCAAGATACAACCAGTCAACTTCTCAAACATATTAGGGTTGCACGTCAAGTTGCCGGAAGGCGAGGTATCACAGCTGCAAGTTAGATAGTAGGACATGCAAGACAACCTTCTTGTTTCAAGCACTCTCCCTGGCGACTCTGTTCCAAGCTCAGTCTGGCAAAGAAGAGCAATGGCCTTAATAAGCTCAACCATTTGCAGCTGATAGTTCATAAAATACTCCTGGGGTGTTGCTGAAATCTAAATTTTAGCTGGGTTGAATTTTTCCCAGTATTTCTTGTCTGCTTCCTTGGTCCTGCCTGCTTGTATGCAGCTTTTGTAGCCGGGAACTGCCGCCACAAGTATCCAGGCTTCTTTTGAAGAATATCGATCTGAATCAATAACTTTCATTTCCAAAGTATCGCTGCAGCAGCCGTATTGCATGTTGATGTAGACTTCCCCATCGTCTTCCATGCCCTCAATAAGCTCTTTTAGCTCTTTAACTTTCATATAAAACCTCCAACGCTTACCATCAAAGAATCAATCACCCAACTCCGCCTCTTCGCTAAGAAAGCGGTAGTGATAGGCTAAAAGCGCCTCAACAGCACTCTTATAAACAAGCTTATCGGAGATGCAGCACAAGCACCTCACGTTCCCAAACTGGGGAGAGACATGGGCAAAAGAACTTTCAAGCTCTAGGATAGAAACAGGGCATCTTTCATTCAGGCATCTAGTGGGCATACTGCTTACTCCATATATGGAGAAGGGAAGAGTGGTGGAAATAGACAGCACACGCTTCTTCCCGAGAGGGTTTAGTCATACTCGTAGGGCAAATCCTCTACTGGGAGTAGGGGATAGTATCGAGTGGAAAGGGGAGGGGGTGTGGCTACGCCCACCGACACACAACTTCCACTAAGTGAAACACTTAATACTTCACTATGTCCAAACCCAGGCGGCGAAGCGTCATGAACAGCCGAACCGCGGGATACCTGCTCTTCGGAGGCTCCACCTCTATCCACGGGATCCTTGTCTCGGACCTAGCTTGGATGTTCGGCTTCTCCATCTCTTCTCCTAGGGGAAGGGTTGGTCTTCTAGGTATCTCTCTATCTTCTTCTCTAGGTGGTATGGACCTCTACCTTCTATCCTTAGGCGGTAGAGGGTGAGGAGGAATCTTTTGGTGTCTCCCACCATCACCACGCGCATTGATAGTTTGCGCGGTGGATCTTCCACCAGGTACTTTCGGTAGAGCTCTATGGGAGGGAGGTTGTCCACCTAGCTCACCTCCTGGGAATAGGGCTCTTGCTTAGCTAACTTAAGGACCTGGAGAAGGTCCGTAAACTTCTTGCACACGTAGAGTGAGTCTGAAGAATAGTAGTGGTCGGGATAGTCCATCTACTTATCCTTCTTCAGGAGATCTATCTTGGACCAGAAGTTCTTCCTCTCTACGGAGAGGAGGTGGAGGGTGAGTAGGAACTTCTTAGCTTCTTCGACTGGGGAGACCACGTACATCAGGGACGAAGTGCCTTGGTGCAGCTTCTCCCTGGAGAACAGTGGCTTTGTGGTGCGGTTGCGCATCTAGATCCCCTTTCGGTCAACGTAGTCGAGGCGGGACCAGGCTTTCTTCTTCTCTACCTTAAGGCGATGGAAGGCGGTCATGAACCGCACCACCTTAAATACCGGTCTTAGTAGGTAGATGCGCTGATCTCTACTGTGGCCTACTAAGTCTTTTTCGTATAGGTCAGGTTTCATGGCTTTTACTCTGGCTTAAGACCTTTATGCTGGGTGCGCAGTCGCCGAGGTCTATCCCTAGCTTTAGGGAGTCGAGCACCACCACGAACTTGCGGACCTTCTGCACCGGTCTAATGGAGTAGACCTTGGTGAACTGGGTTGATCCCATCAGTTCTTTTCGGTAGAGCTTGGCAAGCATAAGACTAACCCTATAAAAGAAAGGGGAGGGAGAGTCGTAGTCTCCCTCCCTAGGAGGTATTAGACAGCTAGGTCCTTGAGGAAGTCGGGGAGGTTGTCTGGGTCTACGGCTGGGAGGGAAGCTGGAGCTTTCTCTGCCTTGAGGAACTCGATCCGCTGGGCGATCGCTTCGTCGCAGCGGCTGACACCGTCAGCGTCACCTTTGGCTTCGAGGTGCTTCTTGAGGATGCGGAGCTCTTTCAGCTGGGCGTCGGGTGAGCGGGTGCCGGGGTTCTTGGCTTCGTACTTGGCGCCGCCGTTGAGGTTAGTGTCTTTGTTGAACCAGTTGGTGATGAGGCCGGTGACGTAGCTGCGGAGCTTCTTAGCGTCGGACAGTTTCTCCTGGTTGGACTCGGTGGACTTGAACTCCACCTGGCCTTCTTGGAACATGGTCACGATCTTGTCGGTGATCTCCGAGCGGATGTCGGAGTTGACTACGTCCCGGACGTCGGTGACGGTGGGCATGAACTCGATGCCTTTGGCGGCGAGGACTTCGGTTGTGACTTTGTAGACTGCTTCACGTTGCTTCATAGCCATGGATAACACTCCTTGGTTTGCTGGGCAATAACATTTGCCCGATGGTTAAAGATAGGATCGGATAAACTCAGCAGCAATTATCTTAACTTCATCATCATCTTATACTCAATGATAGATTCGGAAATAGTCGGGCGTGGGCTGTGGGCGTAGCAGTGTCGGCGAGGCCCGGCTGTGCTGGGAAGTACCCCGGGGACCGAGTAGATCCCCGAGGTTTATCAGGAGGTCGCCCTAGCGAGCACGCTTGGGGTCGAATTTGTCTACTACTTCAAGCTTGTCAAAGAGGTCGGAGGGTTCTTTGCCGTATCGGATGCGGAAACCTTCAATAGCCGAGGTCACGCAGTCGGAGAAAGAATCGATACACTTCTCCTCGTTCTTGGTCACGAGACCGCATACGAGCGCGGTGGTTCGGCAGGATTCAATCTGAACGTGGTAGCGCGTCTCGTCCAGGCGGAGGCGGGTCGTGGTTAGTTCTGTTCTGAGCTGATCTGCGTCTTTGGTCGTGGCGCAGCCGCCGAGCAGCAGCGCGATAGCTAAGTATCTCATGGTCGCTCCTTAGTCGATGTAGTCGTCGTCAGTTTCGAAGTCGTCGAAGACCGTGGTGGTCACGAGATCGACCGCCATCTCATCGTCGTTCCAGATCTCGTCACTGATGTTGACACCCTCAGACTCGAGCGAGTAGACGATCGAGTCAACGTGGTGCGGTTGAACATCCCTGCGGATCACTTCGCCGTCGAGGCGGACGACATACTTGAGCGAAGTATCGACGTTGTGGATGGATGAGTAAGCCATATAACCTCCTGTTTATTATACTTACTTATTGATTCGGATGATCCTTATGGCGACGTTCGCGGTGGCGATGATCAGCAGCATAGTCGTGATCACAGCGGTGGCTTTGATGATCTGCATAGCGAGCATTGCTCTATCCTTTCTTTGGCGGGGTTAGGAGAACTTCCCAGGCTGACTTGGGGCGTTTGCCCTTATAGATTCTCTTGAGTTCGGCGCTGGTTAACGCTTTCATATTAGATCTCCTGGGAAAGGGTTCGAAGTTCTTTGCTGATCAAGATCTCGAGGCAGTTCCGCAGCGTCTCGAGTCTTTCGAGGATGTCGATGCTTCTTGGACCGCGAGTCAGCATGAGCTCGTATTTGAGGTGCGCAATGCCATTCAGTAGCAGCACCTTCTCCTGGTTGATATCCATGCTAAACCTCCCACTTGGTGGTGGTTAAGTAAGCTAGCCGCGACATCAGCTGCTTGAGATCATCTCTGTTCGGCTCTCGAGTCAGCGCGTCCTCGACGAGCTCGGCCATCAGCATAAGCTCCTCGTCGGTGAATACTACTTTCATAGAGAACCCCTCTCGGTGTGCTCGATGGTGTCGCGCATGATGCGGTTGGCTTGGTCGCGTATGCCAGACAAATACTCGAAAGTGTCTGGGTCTTCGGCTATGTCGATCGAGTCGAGGTAAGCTAAGATCGACTTAAGATTAGCTATCTGCGCGTTGTCCATGTTGACCTCCTATTTATACCCTCTAATTGATTCGGAGGTAGTGGGACTCATCCGTGAGTCCCGAGCGCCCTCCGAAGGTCTAGTCAAGATCAACTAATTCAACTTTAAGGTTGGAGATCTGGTTTGTCGCAAGGTCAACATCATAGCTGACATCTTTACTATCGTCCACATCAACCAACTCGCACAGCGCTTCCAATGCTGCGTTAAGCACGGGATCATGGTCAACTACATAGCTATCGCAATTAGGTCCGCTAGTAAAGCGGAATGACTCGTCAAACGCTTCAAAGCGGTGGCCGCCAAGAGTCACAATGCGGTTGATAGTGCCTTCAAGTTTGACATTTGCTATCATTTTGACCTCCTTAATTATATTAATTAATAGTTTCGGAAACAACCGGCGCGCTGTGGCGGGCTTGGGCGTAGCAGTGTCGGTGCAGCTTGAGGCTGCACCAGACGGTTAACTGCGGATATCTTTGTAGTTGTTATTCTTCTTCTGCAACTCTTTAACTCGCTCGCGGTCGGTCTTGAACTTGGTGGTTGGTTTGCTTGGCTGGTAGTCGTCGACGAACTTAATGCGCGCTCGGTAGTAATCAAGATCATACACGTTGGTTGCCATGCTGTCAGCCGACACCATCGCCATCCGCACTATGTCTCGCTTGGTTATCATGTTGACCCCCTTTGTTGTTGAGCTAAGAAGCTAGAGTGATACTCACTCAGGTACGTATTGAGTTGGTTGCTTAAAGTTGCCATCTCAGAAGAGTCAACCAGCTCAGATATTTCTTGCAGCGCATCTGCCAGACTTGGTCCGTAGTAGATGTGGACCAGACCATCAGAGTCAGTATCAGACAGCACGAGGATGTGGGATCTGTCGCTGTCATCATAGCGGAGTACAGTATCAACTTTAATGACGTGACCACCAAGATCTTCACTCGTAAACATGCTGACCTCCTGAGCGGTTGTGTGTCTAAACTTGAGTAGTTAACTCATCGCTATAAAAGTAAAGCATATCCCCAGAATCTAGTTGAACACAGATGTTGGGTCCTTCTTCGCTCTCAAACATATCACTGTCTATGGACAAACTAACAACAACGCCATCACCTTCTGGAGTAGACACTCGATCATTGATTTTCATAGCGCCTCCTGAGTGGTTGCTGGGTTTGAGAAGAGAAGCGAGCTCATCTTCGAGCTCGCGATCAGATCACTTGAAGAGATCGTTGAGCTTCTTAACAGTCTCAGCATCAGTCACGTAGTCGTAGTCATCGTCAGTGATGAAGAAGCGATATACATGCTCGTCATTGTTGAGATAGTAAGTCTCAGTATCAGTATTGATGAACTCAGACTTTGTAAACAGAGGGTCAACAAACTTACAGCGCTCGTACACAACGTCGTCAACGATCTTGCAATCAGCTTTAACGAGAAGATCACAGTTGTCTAAGATGTGCTGTGCGTTGCTCATGCTGATCTCACTTTCGTAGTTAGTTGTTGATCATATTAATTAATAAGATCAGAAGAAGCGAAGGATGAGCTCGTCCGTGAGCTCATCCGCGCTGCTGATTAACCGACTAGGTCGCGAAGGTTAGCTGGGAGGTTGTCTGCGTTGATCTCAACTTTCGGCTGGTTCTGTTCGCGCAGGAACTCTTTGCGCTGCGCGATGGCTTCGTCACACCGCGCGACGCCGTCTTCGTTGCCGATGTCGACGAGCTGCTTACGGAGGAGGTTAAGCTCTTTCAGCTGCGCATCACCAGCACCGAACCGCGAGCCAGGATTCTTGGCTTCGTACTTGACGCCACCGTTAAGCTCCTTGGACTTGTTGAACCAGTTTGTCACCATGCCCATGACGTACTTGCTCGTGAGGGTCTCGGCAGACTCGCCGTACTTGGCCCTGGCAGCATCGCTCAGCTCGACCGCACCTTCGAGCATCATCTCGGCGATCTTGGCGGCGATGACTTGCTTGTCGGACTTGGTCGCGATCTCCTTGATGTCGGAGCCGGGGATGAAGCGCTCACCGAAGTGGGCTTGGGTGACTTGGACGACTGCGGCGTGTTGTGATAGCTTGCTCATGTTGTTCTCCTGATATTTGGTTGGTTGATTAACTTGATCATCATCATTTATATTTAATGTTAATTTCGGAGATAGTTGGGCTCATCCGATGAGGATCTACTTGCCAACCTCGCTGAGGGTGAGATCTTGCCGCCAAACAGTCTACTGACTATCTGCTGATTATCTCGGGCTCAATGTAGAAGTAGACTTGATCGCGGAAATATCCCTGGGCGTAGCAGTGTCGGTGCACTTCGGAAGTGCACCGCGCCGATCACCTTTTGTCTCGGTAGTTGTTGTTCTGACGCTGGATATCAGCCACGCGCTCCTTGTCGGTCTTGAACTTCTTGCTTGGTTGAGCCTTTTGCTTGCCGCGGGACACCGGCTTAGAGGGGACATAGTCGTCGAGGAACTCGATGCGGTTTCTGTAGTAGTCGAGGTCGTACACGTTGGTCGCCATCGAGTCGTGATGTAGCATCGCCATCTTGATGATCTCTTGCTTGGTTATCATATCAACCTCCTGATTTGTTGATAAACACCTCTATGTTCGGGAGAAGAGTAAGCTCATCCATGAGCTTAGTTAAGAATCAGCCAACCTTCAGCACCTTGACCTTAGTGTTGGAGTGCTGCACCTTGCGCCAGTCCCTGGTCTTGGCCCAGAGGAAGATGAGCTGTGTCCTGGTGAGGACTATGATGCGACCATCGACCATCACACACTCCAGCTCATTCCATTCCTTATCAAGGAGCTTAGCAAAGGATTCTTCAGTGAAAGAGATAGTTGCTTCATGCTTTGACTTGAACTGCATATCAACCTCCTGGTTTGTTGATGACCATCTCTAGGTTTGGAAGAGAAGGTGAGCTCATCCTTGAGCTCGCGGGAGAAGAGATCATCCACAGATACCGAGCTGTTCGGTCAGTATGTCGGCTAGATATGACTCAAGTTCCAAGTCCTTGCGATCAGCTAGTTCACACAACTCTGCATGCTCGGAATCAGACACCTCGATCGCGATGGTTATGGTTTTCATGTTGACCTCCGTTGGTAGTTTATAGTTTCGGATTTAATCCGGATCCGTGAGTCCCGCCCGACACTGCTACAGATCACGCAGCCAGGAACTTCATGATCAGCTCTTGCGCCTGCTCCTTGCTCATCAACCCAGCGTCAACTGCCTGCTTGATGAGGGCGAGCTTGTCACCACCGACCTCCTCACTCTTCTCCTTCTTCCTGGGGTTCACCCAGGCTTGGATCAGGTCGGTCGGTCTGCGACCAGTTATGTACATCATAGGTTCGGCCGCGGCGCGCGTACCCTCCTTGATCGTCCAGCGCTCCTCCCTCAACCACTGCATCATCAATTGCCCCACGGCCGCACGCTGCTCGTCGGTGATGACTAGTTGGCCCTTGACAGGCTCGGATCCAAGCACAATTGTCAGGGCTGCACGCAAGGCTGCTTGTTGGCTGGCAAACTTGTCCACAGTACACCTCCCAATATTGTTGATTGGCACCAGTCTCTATATAATAATATTTATTATTATTATTTAATTATATATATTAATAGTTTCAGATTTATATAATTAATATTAATTAAATTTAATAATTAATTAATTTTAATTATTTAATTAATTATATTTAATAATAGACTCGGAAATACCCGCTAGCCTCCAGAACACTAAGGAATCCCTCGGAAAAAGGGGTCCCCGCAGCGCAAATACTCTATAAAGGTGGAACCACCCGATTAAAGGCCCGGCCCATACCCACCCGCTACCCTCCCCAATAAAAGTAGGGTCCCTTGCTGCATACTCTCAGCGGCTAAAGTACATCCGCAAAGCCATACGCTACCAAAGCGGCCGACCTCTCGCTCAGCATCCTCATCTTCAGAGCAACATCTAAAAAGCTATCCAAGCGCCAAAAATCATGCGTGCGCATCTGCCCACCTCCTGCTGAACGAGGCTTCCATGTCTGCTAGTCCGCCGTTCGCGGGATCGAACGATGCAAGGCGCAGCACCCTCACGGTCAGTATCAGCCTGCGCAGCCGCCACACGCTGAGACCCTCGCGCTTGAGGTAATTCTCCAGATATGCCGAGTCCATGCTCAGTCCTCCCGGACCAGTAGATAGTGATCTATATATCTTTTTAAACTTTCAAGCGTTTCCGGCCTGGGGTCTGCTTTGTAAAGTCTAGCCATATACAGCACGCTGCCCGACTCAACGCCCAGCGCTCGACGCTCATCGCCGGGTTCATAGCGGTGAAGCTTGGCCAGCGGCTCCACGGCGGCAACGCCGTTTATCATGGCCGTGATCTCGCGGTTGGCGTCGGCGATCCGCACGAGCTGGGAATCGTTGAGCTTGGCGATCGACTCTTGCTTGTGGCGGTTGCAGGCCGTGCAGAGTGGCACGCCGTTGTTGATGATCTGGTTGGTCAGCTGGTGACGGAGGAGGAGGTTGCCGCCGTGGGACTTGGGTATCCAGAAGTGATCCAGCTCGATACCGTCGCGGTCCGCACCGCACAGCGCGCACCGGCAGTCGTAGAGCCGCATCAGCGTCGGCCACCACTTAGTTTTGTAGAGGCGCTCGTCGGAGTTGCTCCGGGAATAGTCGCGCCGCTCGATCACGTAGGCATTCGGGTCAGTTGACGGCAGCGACTGCGATAGGATCGATATGTTTTCTTGTCGTTTTTGCTGCAAGCTTAAGCGTGGCATTGTGGTAAATAGTTAAAATTACTAGATTAAAACACAAAATAAAAACTAAAAACCGATCAGCCGGGCGTGAGGAAAAGGCGGCGCTCGGCTTCGCGCCTTCTGACTAGGCCCGGAAGCTCTTTGCCCTGAGCCTTGGTCCACCTGAGAAACTCGTTTGACGCTTCAAGATGCTTGCCCTGGTTGACCAGTCTAAGTAAGGTAGAGCTTTTCAAATTGCCCACGCCTGCGTTGTACGCGAAGCTTACCAGCGCGGCGAACTGGTTATCAGTCACCTCAATCTTCAGCAGCTTAGAAACGTCTGAGCAAAACTTATCAAGATCCGCAGATTTTCTTTCATCCGCTTGAGCCTGCGTCCACTTGGTGCCCGGACCTATCTGGCTAGGTTTTCCGTCTGGTGTCAGGTTGAACGTGTCTAAGCCGGTCGAACCCCACCCGATGGTCCAAGGTGAACCCGACAGCGACTCCCACCCAGGCCTTCTTGCGTTCGGCGGCCTTCTCATCTCTATGGCCAAAGGGGATGCAGGATCTGGATAGGCTTCTAATTTGCACCCCTCGAAAGATTTTATGAGGGTTAGACCGTTACCGTTTAATTTTCGCACCATCTTGCACCACCTTCATAGCGTCATGCGGCGCACTCTTACCTACGACCATCATTCGGTAAAGTGTAAACATGAAATAGACCGTATTGGACGCTTCTAAGTTAAAGATATCAGTTATCCAATTTTTCCGCTTCATTATTTATCGCGCTCTCTATGGCCATCTCGATTAATTTGGCCTCAGCTGCTCTTTTATACTTAGCGCGGATATCTTGGAAGTCTGGGGCACCAATAGCTTCAAAGCAGCTGAGCCAGCCCATACCATCGGGACGTTTTTTCAGTCTAGCAAGCGGACACTTGGAGCAGGGATTCTCCCCTAGAAGCTCGCAGTCGCCCGTGTCTGCTATTTTTTGAAGTATATCTGTGCCTTTGTCCACCACTTAGTCCCAGTATAATTTATTAGAGACCTTAGGAGTATTTTATGTCGGAGACGATGTCAAAACCAAACCATGTGTTCGCGCCCGGAGCGACGTCTACTCCCCCGATGTTTCCGCAGGTCCTGCCTGACCCTTCTAGCTACAAGCAAAACTTTGATCAGCTTCTTGTAGCGAGGGGGATAAGATTCAGACATTATAAAAGCTTACCCTGCCCAAATCTAAAAGTATTAGATAATAACTCCCATGACCCAACATGCGAGCAGTGTGACGGGTCTGGCATCATATACTATGATCCAAAAGAAATAGTAGGGATACTCTCTTCAAATTCAGTAGAGAAGCAGTTTGAATACCAGGGCGCATGGGAAATAGGTAGCGCAACGGTGACTATGCCGTCTGAATACCCTGATGGTGAGCAGGCTGACTTTACGCTGTACGATAAATTAGAAGTTTTAGACTATACTGTTAGGTTGTGGGAGTTGAAGGAGTACGAGCCTCGACCAGACAATCTTCAACAGTTGAGATACCCAATAGAAAAAGTAGGTTATCTAATAACCGCAACGGATAGCGAAGTTGTTGAGTTTGTGCAGGGCGTCGACTTTACAATAGAAGACGGCCATATTAAGTGGATTCCTGGGCATACGCCTAACTACGACCACATAAGCGACATTGGTCAGACGTATTCAGTTTCATACTGGGCAAACCCGGTTTATATCGTTCTGCAGCCGATGCGGGAGCTTCGCGTGACTCAGCAGATGATGCCAGATGGTACAAAGATGTCGGTCAGACTTCCGCAGCAACTAGTTATAAAGAGAGACTTTTTGGTTAATAAGCCAGAGAAATTAGTAGCAGGTATCGGTAGTTAACTTTTGCATTAATATATAATGGTCCTAAGAGGTTGTAAGATATGCCCGCGTTCGCTTCTAAAAAACAATACCGCATGATGATGGCCATACTTCATGGCAAGTCAGGAAACACATCGCGCGGCGACAACGGGCCTCCAAAATCTATTGCAGAAAAATATTCTGGATCTGATAAAGATCTGCCGGAAGATAAAGGCAAAGCGCATCATGGTGGAAAATGGAACCATGGCGCTCATAAACGGCATAAAGAAAAGCATAAAAAGAAACTTGAAAAGTCAGCAGGTGGCGCTGCTGTAATAGTGGTTAACGATAAAGGCCAGCTTCTCATGGGTCGTCAAGTTAAAGACGACTATAGATGGTCTTTTCCTGGTGGCCACGTAGATGACGGTGAATCTCACAAAGATGCAGCTGTTCGCGAATTAGAAGAAGAAACCGGTGTCAAGATAGATAAGGATCTGCTGAGAGATCTTTACGAAGACGGTAAAGATCGTACTTATGTAGTTCGACTAGATCACACTCCGACTTTTAGAGCGACACCGGAATTATCTGACGTTGGTTTTTATGACATCGATGAGATCGATTTTAATAAGTTGCGCGACTGCTGTATTGACTCTATGGCACACTATTTAAAATCTCGCCTGGCAAAAACTAACAAATCCATAAAAGATCTGCTTAAGGTTGAGCAGTTGGAAACTTTATCCAAGAACATTATTCGCTCTGGTCAGGTAGCGGACGCGGTTTACGAGTTTAGGCATGGTGACGCGCTGCGCCTAGTGGGCAACGGCGTATTCAGAATGCTGAAGCGCGGCGTTGAGGGCATGGGCGACGATGAGATCAGGGATATCCAGTTTGGAAACTATACGCTGCATGTTAGAAAGCATGTAAACGATATTTATTCTGGCCGCATCGACGACGGTTTGAAAACTATTCACCAGTTTATCAACCGCTCTCTTCCTGCTCTGACTGGCGAGCTGATGAGTGTGTTTGAGTGGTACGACGACGAGAACGATAAAGAATCTAAGTTTGAAGTGCACGACGACTCTATGCTGCCGGACGATGTGATTGAAGATGGCATAAAGAAGTTAGTAAACAACTATCGCTCTTACAACATCGCGGATATATACGACGAGATGGAGTCTATCCGTGAAGAAATAAGACACGGAAATGCCGTCGATCTTCAACAGATTGAAAATCGAGTTATGGCACTTTTTGATAAACTCGAAGACCGCATAGATATCTTTAGAGATAAGCACAATTCGCTTGCTTCCAGACTGGGCGATGAGATTGACGATATTGAGAAAAAATTGATCGCTCTTCAGGATTCGATTGACAAGATATCTAAAAAGCCCTCGCAGGTTGAAGCGTTTTCTGCGGATCCTGCGAATCCTAAAGAAGTATTTTCTGAATATTACGCGTATCTGTCAAAACCAAGGGTCAGTATCAGCCCCACTGGGCACATTACTATTGATTTTGGCTCTGATTGGATGTCTGGCGATCGTGAAAACTTTTTAAAAGATATGCGCGCTAAAGTTGTCAAAAAGAGCAAAAAATGATCTCAAGACGACTTGACAGTCTTAGATACTATCTAACATCTTCTGATATGCCGCCAGAAGAAGTAGATTCTGCGATAGAGAGCGCTTCTGAAGAGATCAGGCAGTCGATTCACTCGATAGTTGAAAAAGCCGTATATGAAGCCGAGGATTACGGGTCGTCCATCGGTGCAGAAGAGTTCCTGGCGCAAATTAAACTCGATGCCAGCTCTGGGTACATACAAATATCAACTGATTCTGGTCAGACTGATTTCAGTCAGCCACCGTTTCCAATGCTCCCCTGGTTGTTGAACAATGCAAAAACGTCCAAAGACGGTAGTCGCTATAAAATAATACCGGTCGGCGGCGTCAGTTCGAAACCCAAACCAACGCCGCAAGCTAGAGATATAGCATCAGGCCTGAATGCAATGGCATCAGAAACTGCTCCTGCGTCAGCCATGGCAGAAACAATGGCGTCTGCTTTTGGACTTGGAGCATCTGCTAGTATAACCGAAAGGCAGAGGCCTGTTTCTGCTGAAAAGCCTGAATTTCGTACAGCGTCTAGTAAGCAAGATTCGTCTAGACAGTGGGTTTTGCCAGCGAAAGATCTTGATATGACTGGCACGCTTATGACACTTAATTCTACTATACGATCTGAAATCGATAAGGCCTGCGACGAAGTTATAAACAAATATCAAGCGGAGGCTAAAAAATGGCGTGGGTAATGCCAGAGGTTGCGGTTCAGCGACTTGTGCAGTACGGTATCTATCAGCTCCGCCAGGATAAAGCTGCATTTGATGAGATATTCTCATACCAGAGATCTCATCCTTTGCTCACAGAATCATATGGCGAAAACTACGTAGACAAAATTTGGACATGGTTTACAACCGAAAGAATTCGCGTGGTTCAGGCATGGATTCTTAGTCCGCAAACAGTTCCTTGTTTTAGTATCCATCTCTCGAACGAGAATGAGGACGAATCGAAGGCCGCCATAAGTGACTACTACGGAGACGGGGAGGATGCTGAGGTTGGGATAGCGTCTATGAATGTCTTAGTAGACATCGGCATCCACGGCAGCAAGGCAGCAGATCAAGTTCTTTGGATGTACTACATACTCTCGTATGTGCTGTTTAAATACAAGCCTATTGCTAGAAGTCTTGGCATAGAGATTCAGACCTATAGCGCTTCAGATTGGCAAAAAGACGCGTCAAAGATGCCAGAAAACATCTGGACGCGCTGGCTAAGGATGCGGTGTACTGTGTTTAATACGTGGGATGCTGACGCATTTACCGAAGCCACTGATATGGACATAGAAGTGTTGCCAAGTGTAATATCAGAAGATTTGCCCGAAAACCCAGAAGACGGTTTCATCTTAGAAAGAGTATGAGGTTTTATATGTCTAGTAAAAATAAACAAAAAGTCGATATGAAATCAATCAAAGAGTACGAAAAGTCTATGCGGTCAGAGGCGCCAAAGGCCGCCCCCGAGGCTTCGCCGATAGTATCTTTTGATGAATGGTGGCTCAATACGTTTGCCAACGCCAAACTACATCCATCTATGAAAGAAATTTTAAAAGCTGACGCCAAAGGTAGAGGCCTGGAAGGTCAGCAGACAGTAGAAAAATGGAATTGGGCAGCTAAGCAGTTTGGTCTAAGTATTTAATATAACTAAATTAGTTAGCTCTAGACATATCTTATATGCGTACTCTTAAATTAACGCGTATAAGATATATCAGATTTATTGCCAGAGTTGGGGTTGTCTTTGATATAAAGACAATTTAAGGCCCAATGCTAAGGTAAAATGGGATATGTTCTGCGCGGAGTGTCCGGATACCCAAAGTCTTTGCAAAGAATGACTTAAAAGAGCTAGCAATAATATAGGAAGGACTAACACATGGCAATCAGCGTATCATTCAACGGTGCTACGATCTACAAGCCCGGCGCGTACTCAAAAACAACTATCGATCTTTCTGGTAACGTGCCGCTTGGGCCTGCTGGTCTGGTTGCAATCTTTGGCGAAGCGGATGCTGGCGCTCCAGGCTCTGCTGAAACCAATATCGCAGACAACTTCTTTACGGCAGATCGCCTTATTGAAGCCCGCAACAAATATCGGTCTGGCCCAATCGTGGATGCTCTTAACTTTTTGTTTGCTCCTGCATCTGACGGCGCGATTGCAAATGGCGCCCAGACAGTTTGGGTTTATAAAACCAACGCGTCCTCGCGTGCTAGTTTAGCTCTAGCTGGCTCGTACGGCACCGCCCGCGCAAGAGAGTGGGGCGTCGGTGGCAATCAGGTTTCTTTGAAAGTTTTGGCTGCCGCTGAGACTGCGCCGGCTAAAACTGGTATTGCACCTGCTGCATTTGGCGTGGCGCTCGACGACGCTTCGTTCTCAATCAGAACGAATGGCGGCGCTGCTGCAGTAATAACTTTAAGCTCCACTGCACTTGATCATGGCACTCTTGGCGATCTAGTGGATGAGCTAAATACCATTTTACCTGCTGGCGTAACTGCTTCTGCTGCCGGCTCGGCAGTTAAACTCCAGATGGATGCTGCACCTTCGCAGTATCAAGAAGGATGGGGGCGTTCTTTTGAACTAGTAGATTCAACCCCTGGCGATCTCGCTAAGCTTGGTTTGACTGCTGGTCTTTATTCGGCTTCATCCGAGCCTAGCTGCACCATCACGATCAACCAAAAACGCGACCTTATCGCTGAAGAAGATACCGTTGGCGGTCATGTGATCCTTGAGATCGGTCGCGACTCAACTGGTGGTGCAAGTTCCGCGTCGGTTGCTGTTACCGCAACTCAAGTTGTTCTAACTGACTCAACAGGATCCAACACGTTTGATAAAGCTGCCTTCGTAACTATTAAGCAATTAGCAGAATCTATCTCTCTGTATCCTGGGTGGAGTGCAAGCGTAACTAGTCCAGTTTACAACCAATTAGGCCTTGATGCTCTTGATCAGGTGTCAGCTGTTGGCGCGTTTAGCTCTACTGGTGGAAAACCGGCACGTCTTAAAAAAGACGCCATGGAGGTTCAAGATCTGTTTGAGCAATCCAACGTCGCAGAACTGGTAAACGCAGCTTCAAAAGGTTTGCCAGCAGCTCTAACGGAGACGCTCTTAGCCGGCGGTTCTAAGGGTGCAACTTTAACCACCGACGTCGTCAACGCGCTATCTAAGTTTGAGAAGTTCCACGTCAACTCTGTCGTGCCGCTTTTCTCACGAAACGCAACCGCCGATATCGCTGATGGTCTAACTGATGCTGGTTCCACGTACACTATCGACGGCATTCATCAAGCGGTTAAGACCCACCTGAGCTTGATGAAAACCACCAAGAAGAAGAGTGAGCGCCAAGGATATTTGTCTGTCAAGGCTTCTTACAGCGACTGTAAAGATAAGATCGGCAACATGGCAGATGCTCGAGTCCAAATGGTTATCCAAGATATCCGCCAGACTAACACTCAAGGCGTTATCAAGTGGTTCCAGCCCTGGGCACTATCCTGCTTGATGGCTGGCGCTCGCGGCGGCGCACCAATCGGTCTCCCGCTTACTTTTAAGTTTATGAACTGCTCTGGTATCCGCCAGACTGCTCAATCCATGAACACGCCAGAAGCAGACATCGTGGTTGACTTCGATCCAGATACGCAGTACGATGACGCTATTCAGTCCGGCGTCACCTTCCTGGAAGCACCGAGAACTGGTGGTTTCCGAGTAGTAGTCGACAATACGACCTACGGCATCGACGACAACTGGGTGTACAACCGCGCTAACGTGCTATACGCCGCTGATATTGTTGCGTACAACTTCCGCAACACAATGGAACTTCGTTACATCGGCGTTAAAAACACGCTTATCGCTAACGAGGTTAAAGGAACTGCTGAGTCCGTGCTCGCTACGTTCCTTGCGCAAGGCGTGACGGTGAGTACCGCTGATGCTCCGCAGGGCTTTAAAAACCTAAGCGTCAGGATCGAGGGTAACACGATCTACATCTCTGTGACAATTAAGCTTGTTGAAGGTATTGACTTCGTACTGAACGATATCACCCTGCAACGCGCTAGCCAAACTGCCTAATTATTTTAGCTAGTTAAATATCCCCACTAGATTTCAAATCTAGTGGGGATTTCTCTATGTAGATACTTGTGCTAAACACTAGTCTCAGATGTGATAGTATATTTAGATGGTGCGGTCGCATAGTGCACTGCAACCCTAACGTATTTGGGCTCTAGGGTCCCAGGAGATGTAACATGGCGAAACCAGGTTTAGTCACAGGTAGTAATGCAAAATTGAAGTTTGGTGGAAAAACGCTCGCGTATGCTACCGACGTATCTTATTCAGTAGATGTGTCCGTGGTTCCTGTTGAGGTGATGGGTAGTTATGAGGTTATCACCAACGAACCAATAGCAGTAAACGTGCGCGGATCTTTTACGATCGTTCGATATACAGCAAAGGGAAATGCGGGTTTACCAGCCTCTGCTAAAGATGGAAACGGAGTAGGTAGGTTTGGTGGCGGTCAAACTGACGCGTTCAATCCAGGAAAAATGCTCAGCACATCTACCGTTGATCTTGAAATTTTTCAAAAATCAGCACAAGTCGGTACCGATGGCGCCGCGTCAAGCGTAGATTCGATAGTAAAAATTAGCGATTGCCGTCTTACCCGATTATCTTCGGGTCTCAACAAGCGCGGAATTATGACTGAGTCCTACGACTTCGTAGGTATCCTATACAGCGATGAGTCGTTTGCAGGCGCTGCAAGTCCATCTAACACAATTACAGATCTTACCTAATTAATTTGATGGTTTATCATGGCCAATGTCGCACCATTCTTTGTTACTGGAGCTAATTGCAAGCTCAAAATAAATGGCGTGACATTGGCCTACGCCACTGATCTTAGTTACAACGTGTCCATACCGCATGCCAGGGCGAGAAGTCTTGGTAGTTATGAAACTAATTCTTTTGAGCCGCTTAGTTATGATGTGAGTGGATCTTTTACGGTTGTTAGATACGTAGACGATTTAAAAAGTAGACTAGAAAATTTAGGTCTTGGTATCCCTAACAACGTGTCAAATTTAGGCAATGGCGTTGGTGGTTGGACTACGCTACGCGACAATAGGGCTGGGGGCATTTTGCTCAGCGGCCTAGGTAACGGTGTAGATGGGCGAGCAGATCGCTCTCTAAATCCAGCAAGCTTTCAGGACGGCGTGACGTTTGATATTGAAATATATCAAAAAATGCCAAATGGTGATTCGCTTGGTGTCGCTAGAATGAGAAATGCTAGAATTACATCTATGAATTCAAGTATTAGCAAGCGATCCAATATGACGCAAACATTCCAGTTTATCGCTCAGTTTCTAGATGAAGATAGTTTCTTGGCCGACGCTTCAAGCATCAGTACGTGAGGTAGGTTATGGCACGCAGAGGTTTTGGCAGAAACGACGGCCTAACCGATACACAGGTCGGCAAAAACATTGCTGGTCAATTAGGCACTGTATTCACTTTGCGACCTCAGGCAAAGTACATGACAGGTGCACGAGCCGTACTTAAAGTCAACGGAAATATAATTGGCTTTGCGTTTCAGATCACGTGGAGCGCAAGAACAGAGGCGACAGAGATCTACACCATCGATGATCCGCTTCCTTGGGAGGTCGCACCCAAAAGGATCTCAGTATCTGGTACTTTGGGTCTTTTTCAATTACCCGGCGACTCTCCTGTGGCTAGAAAGATGCAAACTGATATTGCTACATTTCTTACAGGTAAATATATAACTATCGACGTTAGAGATGCAGCAACGGACAATATTCTGTTTCAAACCAATAAGGCCATGGTCACAGGCCAACAAGGCGACGTGTCAGCTGAAAGATTGTCTACGGTAGTTCTTACCTGGACCGCTGTTGGGTGGAGAGCAGAGAATCCGCCTAGCCCAATCCCCGATGATCAGTTGCAATCTTCGCCCGGACAAAAAAGCGCCTGGGATGCCGCTAAGAAAAAAATGGGTTTTTAATAAATACGCTGTATAAATATAAAGTCTGAATAGGAGACTTTATGGATCTGCCAAAGAAAGAAAGAACCTTTTCATTTTCATACGTTAGTCAAGATAGCGGCACCACATACGAGGGCACTTTTACTATAAAGTGCAAACTAAATGTGGCAGAGAAGTACCAGCTCGAACTTGAAAAAAGCCGCTTAATATCGGACATGGCCAACCCCACCAACGGGCTAATGGGCATGGCTATCGCGCTAAGCACCCTGCGAACTAAGATCGTTGACGGTCCTAACTGGTGGACGCAGGGTCGCGGAATCAGCATCGAAGACGAAGATGCGCTGGTAACCTTGTTCGACAAGGTCGAAGAAGAGTCCTTAAACTGGCGAAAAGAATTAGAAGAAAAAGCTAAAGCCTCCCAGAGGGAACTGGGAAAATAGAGGCCGACTATACGTCGGCTTTTGATGCTATCGATGCTATCGTAGAGAGAGTCACCAGAGAAGAACTTAACTCTGAAGTCTCTCAACTACGCTTTTTGTCATTTTGGTGGTGCAAGACATATTCTAGACCCCTTAAGGATCCGATGCTTGCACAGTATACGCTGGAGGAGCTCTACTATGAATACAGGGAGCATATCGAGCGCGAGAAGGCTGCTAAAGAAAAAATTGAGCAAGAAGCTGATAATATAGATAAAGCTAAAGAAGACGCCGCTTTAGCTTGGGCAGAAGCAGAGGAGAAGAGAGAAGCAGAGATCGCTGCAAAATCTCAATCAGCCCAATGGCAGCCTAACGAACAAGATAAAGCGTGGATGGAAGAGCAGCTTAGGCAGGCCAAAGAAGTATACGGCGACGATTTTGGCGAAGATATAAGCGAGGATTTTGAGGATGGCTAAGGATAATAACGACGATCCATTAATGAATAAAAAGCCTAACTCATTAGACCGCATTGGTGCTCGGCAGACTAAGAGCGGTCTATCTCGTGATTTAGCGCTCTCTGAACAGCGCGGCAATCTCGAAACTGTCGAGATGCAAAAAATTAAGAAAGCCATAAGTGATCTTGAACAGCAGTATGATCGAGTTGTTAGAAGCTCAGCACTGGCTAAGCAATCTCCCGCCGTAGAGGGTCTAGAGAAATGGCTTATCAGCGCGGGCATGGAGGCAAAAGCAGCTAGGACGCAGGCGACTAGTTTGCCAATGACGCCAGCTTCGGTTGGTAGAGTAATTGATCGCCAACTTCTTCAATATGAAGATCAAATTAAAAAAACTGCCAATGCTTTAGCTGCGCAGTACGAAGAAAAGCGCGCATCATCAAGATCGGTCGCAGGTCGACAATTTGAGCAGCATGTTATAGCGCAAATAGCTCATCCTAGAGTAGGCATAAGGGGGATGATGTCCGATCCCGCTTTTGCCGCAACAGTAGAAAAATACGCAGAGATCAGTCTTCCTTCTAACTTACCTAAAGGAATTGAGCGGGCTTCTAGGTCGAGGGAAAGATTAGGAATTGAGCTTGCTGCTGCTGCTACCCCTGGAAACATTCAGACACCCGAGGGTAGAGAAAGATTCTTTAGATTAGATAAAGAGTATCAGGATAAAAGGTTTAAAGAGCTGGCTCTTGAGGAAGCGCAGAGAAAGCTGGTCAAAAATAGGCAAGTTGCAGAAAATCTCATTGGTCGTGGCGAAAGAATCGCAGACTACATAGGCGAACGCCGCGGCATGGAAGAGATACGCGCAGGTGTCGCTTCAGGTCAATATGGTTCTTCTAAAGAAGTCGCGCAGAGACTTAAACTTGCCGAAGACGCATTTGTATCTAGTTTAGGCAAGATGCGCGAAGAACTAGAAAAAACTGGAAAAGTAACGGCATCAACTAGAAAAGAGTTTGAAAAAACAAGCGAAGCGTACGACAAGCAGAACAAGATATTCAGAGAGATAGAGGACGCAGGTGGTGGTGGCGGTAGATTTGGCAAATTCATATCTGGCGCTTCATCTATCGGTCCTAGCATTAGTGCCGCTGTAGGTTTGGCGCAGTATGGATTTGTTGGCGCGGATATGCAGCAGCTAGCTCTTAGAGCCCAGGCTGCTGAAATGACCAACCAAGATTACTTCGATCAAATCGGCGCAGCACGCGGCGATACTGCTGCTATGCGTCGTCTATACACGCAGCTGAATATAAGATCTATTGAAACCGGTCAGGCATACGGGAAAAGAGCTGTAATCGGAACAGCTGTAGATGCTGGTGTAAAAGGCGCAGTAGGCATTGGTCAAGCGGGTGTTGCTGGTTTTTTAGCCGCTAGAGGCGGCTCTATTGGCAAGATGATTGCCGGAAATCTAGCCGGATCCGCGGCAAGCAATGTTCTTAGTGCTGGGCAGGGTGCGATTGAACTTGGAAAAGGCATCACAGAGGCATCTACATCGCTTCAAGCCACGGGTTTGCAGCGAAGAGTCGAAGACGCGTCTTATGCGACTCTTGATGCGGCAAACAAAGCGCTTTATGACTTTAGAATGTCTGCATACGGATCGATGATGGGAGCTGGCAGCAGAGCGGGTGATGTATACAACCGCGCTATAGAGGCTGCTCCTCAGCTAGCAGATTATGGCCTTATGCCAGAACAAACTGCAGCACTGTTTGGTTTGGGCGCAAGAACGATTGGTGCGCAGTTTGTCAGATCTAGAGACCAAGGAGCGGGAATAGTATCTCGCGGTGCCCAACTTCAAGAAGCTCGTATAATGAGCGCCGATGATTATATTCGGCGCGTCGGCCAGATGTCAAACGTCGGCGGCGGACAAAAAGAAGTCGAAGAGATATTGGCAAACGCAGTTCGCCGTGGCGTCGATGACGCTAAATCTTTAGAAGGCCTATTCAATATGACTCAGATGCTATCTAGATCTGGGGCAGGTATGGGTGTCTCTACCGCACTAGAAACTCAGCGCTCCCTTACGAGAGGGTTGGATGCTCTAAGCGGAACGCCGATGAACGAGATGCTTAAACAGGCACTTGTTTCAGGCGCATTTGAAAAAGTTCAAGGACTATCTGCGCGCGCTGGTCAGGACATTCAAACAATAAAATATTTCAACAGGATTAAAGCAAACGATCCTAATATCGGCATGCTAGAAGCCATAGATATGGCAAAGATGAGGCCTGAAATCGTCGCCTCTCTTAAAGGTCAATATTTTGAAGGTATGAAAGCTGGCGAAAAAGTTAGTCCAGCTGTCATTGCAGCACTTTCTGCTGTGCCAGGTGCGATTCCAACATTCTTAACAAAAGATCTTAGATATAAAGGACCGGGAGCTGTTGGCGCAGCTGAATCGGCTTTGTACGGCAAGGCTATGGATTACTCCACAGCATTGTTGACACCTAAGGTTGCTAAAGAGCTTTCTGACTACCGCGAGGGCAAGATAAGTTACGATCAATTAAGCACAGAAGCAATATATTATTCAGGCCAATTTCCAGGCGGCATACCTGGAATAGAGATGACACGCCACGGTGGCAAAGTACCAGGCAGATTTGATCCAAAACGCCCTGGCGGAGAAATGGGTGCTGCTGCTAAAGCTCAAAGAGCAGGCGCAGCGAGTGTTGCAGGCCAAATAGCTCAAGCACCATTCAGCATGCAGGAGATGGCTGATATAGCATCTCAAGCTGCTACTGGTGCCGACGCCAACGAAGCCGCCATTCGCGCCACGACCGCAGCTACTAATATCAAATTAGATACTAGAATATTTGACGAGAGCGTGGGAGACTTTAAAACTGCGGTAGAAGCCTTTGTTAAGGCCGTAACTCCTCTTGGAAGTCCAGGTACGCTTCCAGCGGTAATGCCAGAGAGTAAAGATCAAAAAAAACGCGGCGTACCATTTAAATAAAAATAATTAAGACGCAGCAGGCATATGTCACCAGTATTAACAAGAACACCGACGGCAGCGATATTGATCTACACATACGTAGATCGAGGTGGATCTGCTAATATAACGACACAGCAGAATGAAATCATAGTCGCGACTAAATCAATAGTGTCCATATCTACGACTAAGACAAAAGCCAGTCCTGCTGGATCTTTTAGGGTGGAACTTGCACCAACGCGAAATTGGGTTGCAGCCATCTCCCCCGGCAGCTGGATCGAGATCCATATGTCGCCGGACTACATGAAGCCGGAAGATATCTACAAATCTAGCTCTAAAACACTCAAGATGATCGGCCGCATCGACAGCGTCAGGATGAACATTGATGTTGATCAGACATCAGGCGCAAGAAGGAGCGTATATACGCTTGAAGGTAAGGACTGGGGTCAGGTCTTCGAGTCGATGCTGTATATTGATCCATACATAACTAACGCGCTCGACGATGCATTTTATAAAGTTATAAAATTAATCTCAAATTCAGAGCTGTTTGACAAAGCCACCCCGGTATCTCAGGTTTTTTCTCCAAACATTTTGATAAAGTCCATCATACGCGCCTGGGGATCTCAACAGCCAATAGAACCTGGCGTGCCAGATATGAACAGATGGGCGCCGCTTTCCCAGTTTGTCTTGCCGATCGCACTTGCCGCCAAGGTCGATAAGACAATTCCTAGCTACAATCTTGCCGATAATATTCACTATAAATTTGGTCGCATATCTTTTACTAGCAATAAAGAGCAATACGAAAGTAGCGAAGTTGAGGCTACAGGATTCATGAATCCGAACTCGCTTGTTGGGGTTCACAGTGTGTGGCAGATACTCACAGAACATAGCGCTCACGTAGTAAATGAGATGTTCTGCGAGATGAGGTGGGAAGGTGACAAACCTCAGCTTTCCCTCTTTAAAAGACCAAGACCATTTTGGTTGTCCCCGACGCCACCGGCAAACCCAGACGCATTAAAAATCACTTCTCCTTTCTTCAATCTTAAGAAGACAAAAATCCCACAAGAGCTGATCGTCTCTGTTAACGCGGGCGACAACTGGAGAGATCTAGTTAACTTTATTGAGCTCATGCCGGATTTTTCAAGCGTAACGCTTCCTGAAGAAGCTGCTAAAGCGGCCATGGGTGCCTGGACAAAAGCCGACGCCGCGATATACGACACGTCCGGCGGCTCCTTTGCCAGGAACGGCCTTAAACCCATGATGTTTTCCACGACATTCTTGCCACCTAATGAGTCTGGCACCGGAGATCCATCGAGATTGAAAAACTGGTTGCCAGTTCTTAAGCATTGGTACTTTGACACACACAAGATGCTAAATGGATCGGTGACGTTCATGGGGCTGGACGATTACGTCGGCGTCGGAGAGAACATATCTTTCGACGCGTCTACCCTTGGGATGACTAACTTTGTTAAAGAGCAAGCTAAAGCTGGACTCAGCGTAAAGAACAAAACATCGAACGTCCAGATGGTTGCGCATATCGAAGCCGTAGGTCACAGATTTAGCTACACAGAAAACGGTTCCCGCTCGTACGTTACTACTGTGAATTTCGTTCGCGGTGTTTTTGCAGACCCTTCTGGGTCAGTTTTGACCGATAGTCAATCTTTTGGAATCGACACCGACGGGAACGCCCTAAAGCCTGAAGATGAAATCGTCAAAGACTCATATCAAATAGATGCAACAAAATGATTATTAACGACTCATCGCTATGGTTAGATCCTAACGTCACGCGTCAGAACGCGACCATAAACAACGTTCACGTGGGTCTTGTTAGGGAAGAAAACTACAACACCGACCTGGATATCTACTTCTACAAGGTGGAAGTTCAATCTCGCGGTCTAAGATATTTTCTCGAATGCCGCCAGATGTCTAGATTTGGCGATATTTACAACTACGAAGAGTGGTCGCCCAGAACTCAAAATATAAAAACTGTCGCACCTCTTCCTGCAAACTGGGGCACGCGGGTAGGTGACGTTGTCGTTGTCGCGCACCTAAACGGATCACCAGCAGACGGCGTAATATTGGGTAGCCTTAGGCACCCAGGACGCAAGTCAAAGTTAGAAAAAGGCAAGATCTCTTACATCTCGGAGTTCAACGGACTCGAAACGACCATAGACGATGAGGGCGCGTATAAGGTCACCTTCAAGGGGACACCGGTAAACACGCCACTTTTAAAAGCGATCTCTGGTCAGAAAATACCGCCTGCCCAATATAATCCAGTTTCGTCTGGTTCTTACTTCACCTTTGATAAAGATGGCAGTTTTGAAGTCAGCGACGCGCATCCTCTAGTTCAGTCAATAAAACTAGACAAACCAGGCGGGAAGATAACAATCGCCTCTGGACCTGTGACTTTAAATTTTACCAAAACAAGTGGAAAGCTTGAGATGGAGTGCGTCGATAGTTCCATAAACGCTAAGAAATCGTGGTCCGTGTCAACTCTCCAGGCATCGATCGAGGCTACGGCGTCGGTAAAGATTAAGGCGAACCAGATTGCCATAGGCTCTGGAAGCGTTGAGCTATTTGATACCATCATAAAATTGATAGATGCCATAGGTACCTTAGTTGTTAGCTCTCCAGTGGGGCCGTGCTCGCCTGTGCAGTCAGCGCCAACTTGGGCTCAAATAGAAGCCATCAAGGCAAAACTATCCCTGGTTAAGGGAAGCTTATAAGATCAACTGGTATCATATATTAGGAGGTCTATATGAGCGAAAACCCATTAGAAGCAGCAAAATCTAAGGCCAGTAGTTTGTTAGGCGCGTCAAAGCCTAAGATAATCTCTAACACGAGCGACACGTACAACCCGGTACCAGAGTATTGGTATAAATCACTACCCTACGGATTTAAAGCTAAAATAGACGGCAAATTTAAAATATTTTATCTGCCAATTAATCCACAAAACTTAACAATAACAACGCATTATGCTACAAACGTTATATCCACGCTGCACGGCACTGTTGAAGAGCATTCTGAGCAAAGATATTTTGATATCACTATTCAAGGTACTACTGGATTTTCGCCGCGATATGTAGAGGATAGGTCGCAGCAGGTTACAAAATCATATTCTGGTAGGCAGAATTACAGCGCGTTTTCTTTAGCTTCGCTTGCAGGTGGCTTTTTCAGCAAGACGCTTGGCAAAGTTGACAACGCGCTAAATCAAGCTGGAGATATAAAAAATATCTGGGGAGATAAACCTGGCAACGGGTTTGAAGCCGGCGTTTTTAACGACAATTCAGGTTATGCAGCTTTTCATAACTTTTATAAGTTTTTGCTAGATTATAAAAAATCAGCTGCAAAAGGTAAGCAAAAACCTAAACCAGCATCACCGCTAGCTTCTAAAAATGAAAGTCTTCTTTATTTCCTAAACTACAAAGATAACAATAAATATTCCTGCGCGGTTCAGACATTCACGTTAGAAAGAAGCGCAGAGAATCCAATGCTCTATAATTACGTGATAAGGCTGAGAGCCTACAACCTCACCGGTATTACGAAGGATGAGGAAGATCCTGCTAGTCTTAAAGACAGGGTCGCTGAATTAGGACTCGACGGCAAACCTTCTTTGTTTTCTAAATTAAAAAACACTGCGAACAAAGCAAAAAGTCTAGCAAATTCAGCCGTGGGCGCCTACAGCACACTAGGAGCATGACATGGACGCCGTTTCAAAGGCATACTCTGCGCTATCTGATATTAGTTTATGGTTAAAACTGAGAGACAATGATCAGTTAAAATTATCCGATATTCCCATACTCATCTCTCTGCGCCTAGAGTATATTTTTGAAAATTGGCAGCAAATAAAAACTAAAATACTGCGAAACTCTGAACAATATGATGATGTTGCTAGACTTTTAAGAGAGATTGAATTGTTTAGCGAGTTCGTAGAGACCACCAGGTCGCAGTCTACGAGCATAAAGCAAAATATCAATAATAATACTTTAATATCAAAGTATTATACAGTTTTTGACAATATGTACGTTAGCGAACTCGCAATCTCGCCAATAGAGCAAAAACTCATAGATACAGAAAAGCAGCGCGTATCATCGTTCACAAAAAACGAATTCGTAGAGATGCGCAAGAATTTGGTAGATGGTCGAGATGCCGTAGCGGACACTATTGGCGGAACAGACGCGACTTACAATAAAGTCTACAACAGGGGATCTCTTCCCCAACTTTTAAGCAAATCTATAACAGATATAGTATTTTCTTATCAGTTTCAAACTGGCATATTTACTGTAGATGCCATACTGGCAAATGAAACACTACTAAACAGTACTGCCTATATAGATCCCTTTGCTTTTGCCAGGGCCAACGCGAACAATCCAGATATTGATATCCTGTCCTACGCGTCTGGTACTTTGACTAGACTTAATTATGGTGAATCTTTACAAACTCTTGCAGCCAGAACGATGGGCGACCCGGACCGCTGGATCGAGATCGCTATTGCGAACGGCTTAAAACCACCCTATATTGATGAGGTTGGCGAAAAGATTCCGTTAATAGTCAACGGTAAGGATAGCACGATCAATATAGCAGCCACAGATATCATGGGACGCTACAACAAAGATAAAGTGTTTATCAACCAGATCGTCATACTTCAGTCGAATTTAAATACTCAACCAGATCAACGAGTTATAGAGTCCATAAAAGAAGTCCCCGTATCTGGCGAGTTAGTAATTCAGCTGAGCGGCGAAAGCAATCTTGGGCAGTATCTGACGTCTGATCAGGCTAGCTTGCGCGTGTTTCAGAAAAACACTATCAACAGTAACTTTTACGTGTTAATACCGTCCATCGAGCCAATCGAAACCAAGCTCAACAAACCAGAGCCGTGGTTTTTAAGGAGTAAGAGCGAAGACGAGAAGAATGCGGGTGTTGATGTCTTGATCAACGACGATACTGATTTAGTCTTTACGCCATCCGGCGATCTAAAATTATCTTACGGTGCAGATAACGCCTTGCAAGCGTTGAAGATTTTACTATCAACGGAGGCCGGTTCTCTTTCTCGCCACCCGGCGTACGGCACCATAAGCCCAGTGGGCTCGCAGAACTTTAATATTAACCAGGTGAAGCGGTTTATAGCAGAAAATATAGCGAGTCAAGTTCTTAACGATGCAAGGTTTGAAAGACTAGATAACTTAACGGTAGAATACTTAGGAAGCAGAGGATCCGCTGCGTCCGGCTATCTTGTTACATTGGGTGTTGTTCTGGCCGGTGGTGGAAATACTGTGATACCAATATCGTTCAGTGTTAACGTTCCTCAATAAGAGGCTGCAATGGCTGTAAGTCTTCAAACATACAATGAAATCCTCGGCAAACTGGTCAGAAAAATAATTGCAGACACGCCGGTCAACGATATCAATACAGGATCTGTGCTCCTTACTCTGCTGGAAGCTGTTGCTGCTCAAGACTTTGAAAACAACTCATCTATTTTGAGTGTTCTTGAGACGCTAAACATAGACGCACTTAAAAACTCTGACCTAGATACTCGCGCAGCAGATTACGGTCTGTCTCGCAGAGCAGCAATCAGGTCGACTGGTTTTGTCACAATAAAAGACACTTCAATCGTTAAGCGAAGTACGACGCTTTACGGTGTAAAGCCAGCACCTATCGCAGGCGCAACTATCATATACGTAAACGACGCGTCAGATTGGGATCCTGCCGGCGGCACGCTTTATATCGGGCGCGGCACTCAGCAGTTTGAAGGCCCAGTAACGTACACGTCTATAGTTAATAATGGTAGTTTCTACACTATCAGCTTAGGTTCAGCTCTTCAGAAAGACCATCTCGTATCTGACACAGTTATTGACGGTCAGGGAACCCTTGATCGACTGATTCCAGCAGGAACAATCGTTAAGATTCCAGCGAACAATCTTACGCCAGAAGTTAGGTTCGTAACGCTCAGAAATGCCGTTCTTCCTGCCGGTGAAGATTCTGCTGCTGAGATATCTATAGTTGCCGAGAATGCTGGTGTCAGCGGCAATGCTGGAATAAACACTATTGTTCAATTCGCAAGTCTTCCTTTTGGTTCAGCTGCAGTCACCAATACCTCGCCGCTTACCGATGGGCGCGACGTAGAGTCTGACGATGAACTTCGGGAGCGAATCAAAAACTACGCCTCTACACTGGCACGCGGTACGCGCGCAGCAATACTAGCCGCTATCATCGGCGTGTCAGATTCAACTGACGGCAAGCAGGTCTCGTCCGCCGTAATTACTGAGCCCGCAGATGTTGGCACTCCATCTATCGTGTACATCGATGATGGCAGTGGTTTTCAGCCGTCATTCGCCGGCCAGTCTGTCGATATCCTGCTATCATCCGCTGTCGGTGATGAGGAATTCTTGCAGCTCGCAAACTTTCCGCTGCCAAGACCTCAAGTTATCAACCAGGTATCCGGTCCGTTAGAGTTGACAGCTGGCATGAAACTTAGGGTGTCTGTAGACGGGGCAGAGGAAGAAGTTACGTTCTCTGCTGGCGAATTTACGAATATCGCCGCGGCAACTTTGGCAGAAATTGTTGTTTCAATAAACGATCAAGCAACAGAGAACGGTTACGCTTTCAGGGCTAGACTCGCAGAGAACTCCTCAAGGATCTTGATCTACCCAACCGCTCATGACGCAGAGTATATTCAAGTATCACCGATAAAGAACGGCGAGGATCCGTCGGCATACGCTAACTCGGTTCTTAAGTTTCCGACAAACAAATACTCGTACATCACGCTCTACAGAAACAACGAGCTTCTCACCGAGAAAGAGTTTCCTGCTCTTTTAGAGACTGCTACAACACCCTGGTTGTCTCTACCCACGAGCGGCAACGTGATTCTCCAGGTTGACGGCACCCCGCCCCAGAACGCGAGTTTTGCACCAGCAGACTTCAACGGGAAGCCGCTTACGGCTGTCTCGTTAACAGAGTGGGCGAGCGTTTTTAATCTAAAGTTCGCTGGGATTACGGCGACGCCGACATCTAGTGGCAAAATTCAGATACGCTCTAACAAGTCGGGTTCTGGGTCGTCTTTAGCGCTGCTGGGCGGTAATTTGCTAGGAACTGTCTTTAGCGGATCTTCCACGTACTCAACGGGAACACAGTCTCAATTCACCCTAAATCGTCAAACTGGCAATTTGCAGTTGAAAATAACTCTTAGCCCGGGCGATACAATCACCGCAGGAACGGTGGACGCAAAGGGCAGCGTTACCAGCGCAGAGACAAGCAATGGTACGTTTAATTTGTCTACTGATTCTGCGTCTAGACCGGCAGAGCTGGTGATCGCAGCCGATGGTAGCTTGGTGACGCCAAGATCTGCCGTGATTTTAGCAATCGGCAGCGCAGTTACAATATCAACACCCTCATCTGGTGTTATGCGATTGATGTCTAACGCGGTGTCTTCTTTTGAACGCGCTCAGGTCGGCGATTATATCTACATCGTCTACAGAGGCGCCAGTTCTGGCTGGGTTGCGTCTAACAACGCGGGGCTCTTTAAGATTCTGGCTAAGGGCAGCCATCTTACAGCATCAACAGACACGTACTTAGATGTGGCAAACATTGGTGCAACGGCCCAAGGCCCTCTGACCGTAATTTCAGACAGTGATGTTCAGATTTTTGGTTGCAATGTCTATCCGCAGATCTGGCGCGGCTCTTATCTACCGACACCGGCAAGCGCCTCGCTAAAAGACATCGCATCTTCAATTCAGACCAGGCTTCTAAACGTTGGCGCTAGTATCTTTAAGACAAACTCTGTAAGACTTACAAGCACAACTGAAAACGGTGGATCTATCGCGACTCCAGTTTCTGTTGGAAGTATGACCCTCGCTTTTCCTACCGGTCAAGGGCTAGAGTTAGGCAACCAGTCCCACGTTGCGTCAAGAGTTACTGGTAAAGATTTGTTTTCTATGTTTAAACGAACCGCACCGACGTCAACTAACGTGTGGCTCGATCGCTTTCGCTACGCAGACGTAAAAGACGCGCTAGATGTTGACGCGGTTCCAAACCCATCGGGATACAGTGAGACTATCACAGCATCTGGGACGTTTAACTCCTCCACCATGTCCTATGACGACGTGGTAAACGTGACGTCAGGATCGAACAAATCACAGTTCAGATACGTTAAAGAATTTTTAGTCGGTGACGAGGTTGGAACTCAGATTGCAACCCCAAGAACTGAGTTCGGCTATCACGCTGGAGATGAGGTCGGTGTCGCGCGAGGCTTAAGCCTTTCTTCTGATGACTCGATCGTGTTCATCATGGATGGCGACGCTGTTAACAAGACAATCAACGTTAATATGTGGAGAACTGGTCGGGTAAACAACCAGTACTCTCCGTCTGCCACTGCGTTCTCCGCGGACGACGCCGACAACGAAAGCGGCATAAACTTTGGCACTTTGCAGGTCTGGTCAACCACTACCGCTGGCACTGATTTTAGTGACTACGCGCTCTGGATGAGAAGCAGGAACTGGTACCGCACAGGTGGTGCACTGGCATCTACGGCCACGATGATCGTCAGGGCAAAAGAATATGGACCAACCGGCGATAAGCATCGCTTAAGATTAGAGTACCCTTCTACGCCGGATCAATCCGCAAGTGTTCGCCATGATAACCAGCCAGACTACACGCTGACAACATATTCATTTGCGTCCGGAACCGCGAGATCTACCGGTATCGTGGGTGGAACTACGTTTAAGGTTACTCAAGTGTCGCCGAACAACTGGCGATACAAGTTTCAGCAGTCCTACGTGGATTTGTCGTCTGTCGTTGTTGGCGATATCATCTCACTATCTGCTGCATCAGGCGTGTCTGCCGCAAACCGAGGCACGTTCAGGATCAACGCCAAAGACAGCGTGAACCGCACCATTGATATATATAATCCAAACGGAGCAGCTACGTCTGTTGGGCTTCCAGAAATTACCAACGTTACTGCGGTGGCAGACGTGCCGGGCATGGCGATGCAGCAGACCATTACGACAACTCAACAGGGCTCAACGGCTGGTCAAGTAGACAACAGCAGATACTTCGTCCTGTACGACGATGTTGGTCCGGTAGTTTTTTGGTACGACATCAGTGGCTCCGCGGCACAGCCAACCGGTCCAGCTGGCTCTCGGTATATCAGGATCCCCACGATCCTTGTTGGCGACTCTGCGGCGAACGTAGCCACAAAAACTGCGGCGATGATTGAGAGTGATCTTAAGTTTAGCGCTATCGCTGCAAGCAATACGATAACTGTTACGAATTCTTTTGTGGGTCCAGTCACGGTGGCTTCAAATGGTCCCAACTTGTCATTCGTGTTCGCCACGTCTGTTCCCGGCGTTGCGCAGGCAACTCTGGGCGGCAAATACTTTAAGATTTATGATAAATCTGGCAGCGTTGCTGTGTGGTACAACACGGGATCCAGTGCGCTACCTCCACACGGTTGTGATCGCGCCATACAGGTCGCGATAGCATCTGGCGCTTCCGCTAGCGCTGTCGCCACTGCTACAGCTTCTTTCGTTGGAGCTGACTCTGAGTTTTCAGCATCTGTACTTGGTTCAGTGGCGACGATCACGGACGCAGAAAATGGCAGCCGTATAGATGCCGCCAACGGTACAGCACCGTATTCTACGGGATTCACCATCGCCGTATCTCAGCAAGGCGTAGACGACGGCGTAGAAGGTATCAACGCAACGACGTCCTGCAGTGTGTTTCCGCTGGTTAACAACGATGTTGCGAGCATTTGCAACACGATAAGTACCAGTCAGACACTTATCGCCGTTCCGGTCGGAGATCCAGCATTAGCGATCTCTAAGGCGACGCGCGAAGAGGTGTACGCTTATTCTGGCAACCCAAGCGCGCTCGCGTACGGCCACAACCCAGATCCTACAACTGGCCTAAACAGCTACGTGTCTCTACACGATGGCGAATCTTTTGTTCAGACTTTCTCAAATTCTAGTCCGCAGTTTACGCTGAAAAAGCCTTTGGTTCTGCCGGGCGTAGTTCCATCTATCTACACGATGAACTCATGCCCCAACCAAGAATCTGCTGATCTTGGTGAATTCTTTAAACTGATACCTAAAACCATCAAGAATATCAAGCACCACCTAACGCAGAAAGCTTTGAGTCAGCTCCCAATTGTTGCTGAAGTGGACGTGGTCGACAGGTTCAGAAGGATACAGATAAAGTCTAAGAAGCTTGGTACCGCTGGAAGCGTTGAGATTGTTGGTGGTCGCGCAAACATCGGCGAATTCTCTATATTCGGCGACGCCATCGTGACGCCTGGCGAAGGATCGGTAAATTACCTTGAGCTTAAGGTTTCTGCGTTTCCGTCCACCATAAACTCAAACGATCTGGTTGAGATCTACAATGATCTACCGGCAAAAAGAAGATCTAGACTGACAAGTGACAGCACCATCTCGATATCAATGAGCGGCTCTAACGCTTACTACCGATTCAACCCAAGAACTACGAGGATTGGGCCGTTTACTGGCTGGACTATCGCCGACGTCTCTGCGTCTTACGGAAAAGTTGCTGGTTTAGTCTGGAGATGGACGCACACAGAATCTGGTGCCAAGGTCATTATCACTTCTAAAGTAAACGGCGTGATCACCACTGTTCCTACAGACTATATTGCGGATGGCTCAACAGAATCAGCTAAGCTTCAAGTTTACGAATACGCTCAAGGCGTAGATGACGTTGTAGGTCCTCCGGCTGTGCCTGGTAAAAAGATGCAGTTCTCGATGGCCATATCTGCGGTGCCAACGCAGGCAGATTACTTCTATTTTGAAGCGGATGACGGTTCCACCTACGCCGTATGGTACGCCGTAGACGGAAACGCAACCACGCCATCTACGGTAAGCGGTCCATACAATTCCGCCACCTATAAAGTAAAAGTAGATATTTTAAGCACAGATTCGCTGAACACTATCGTGTCCAAGACATACATCGCGCTTACAGATCCACTTTCTCCAGCTGCTGTTGCCTTCTTGACAGACTTTGATGCGGCATCTATACCTGGAACTAATTTGAGTAATGTTTTAGCCGGCGACGTTCTAAACGCTTACGGCACATTCTCGGCACCTTGGACCTCTGCGAACCAGTCTTACGCGGCTGGAGATTTGAAGGCGTCTGGGTTTCCAGTGGTATTCGTCAATGCCGCATCTCGGTATGTTGACGTGCTGAACCCAACTGGTGCCACGATGGCCAGTGCTTCTTTCTCTGGACTAAACGCGACCATATCTGTAAGCCCAACACCGTTTATAAGATTCAGACTGAAACACTCTGCCTTATCTACCAAATACAAGATCGAAAGCCTTGGCATGCTGGATCTGTTCAGGATCACGAGGGCATCGGGTCCTAGTCCGTACTTTGCAGACTGCGGCGCAGCGGTTGATGACTTCGTGGTCATCGGCGGTTCGAGCTTTAGCTCTGCCAACGCCGGAAGATTCCGCATTTTAGCCGTCGACAACGACTCGCTTATAATTCAAAATGCTGGCGGCGTCGAAGAGCTTAATACCTATCGCTGGCTGTCGTACGGTAGTTATCCGTCCAACACAGCGGTCACGTGGACGTCTGGTTCGTCGACCGTAATTGGAGCTGCTGGAAGTTTTGCCAACGTGAGCTCTGGAGACTGGGTCAAGAAGACCGAGGATGACGATGACTACTTTGTTCAAGTTCAGTCCGTTGGATCCACTAGCATCACGCTCGGCCAGAACTACCGCGGCGTGACAGCATCTGCAACTGGTGTCGTTACTAACTTTGAAACAGACGTCGGCCAAGGAACCTTGCTCCTCAGTGATGACGATCTGGCAATCTACGAAGGCGACTCTGTCATAGTCGGCGACTCCCTGGTGGTCGACGCGTTTACGAGCTTTAACTGGTTTAACCAAGTAAACACGGGGACAAGACCTGTTGTTAGCTGGGGAAGTTCGAGCGGAATAGATACGCCATATCTGTCGCCTTATATCCGAGTAACTAACGCCAGCGGTATATCACAGTCTAACCGCACGGTTGGTCTTAAACTAGATGGCTTCTACGTGCTAGAAGGCGAAGATTATAAATACAAATCTATTCGTCAAGTGTACAATACATCCATCAACCAGACCAGCAGTACGCAGCGAATTCTCTACTTAAATCCTTCTGACCGCGCATACAAGATGTCTCAAGCCTACGAGACTAAAGTTAAATCTTTAGGAAAGCTGGAGTTTCCTCTTGGCATCACTACCGGTGTTGATGGTTACTCGTACTACACTGGCCTGATGAGAACAGTTCAAAGAATCATCGACGGCTATGAGCCCGAGTCCTCTACGTATCCTGGTCAGCGTGCCGTTGGGTCTTCTATCGAGGTTCTTCCTCCTCTTATCCAGCAGATTCAAATTGCTCTCAAGATCACGACCAAAGAGGGCGTAAACCTCACAGATATCACTAATGATATCAAGTCAGCCGTGATCAACTACATCAGCTCCTTGGGCGTTGGTGGTGACGTTGTGCTTTCAGAAATTATCGCGAGGGTAAAAGCAATTATAGGTATCGACGCGGTAACATTTACTACTCCGGCACCGAGCGAAGAGCGGATACCGGTAGCAGATGATGAAAAGGCGTTCATCACGCCAGAACTAATCAGCCTCTCTTAAGAGTAGTATATGGCAAACAATAGAACAGCTACTGATAACATCCACGATTTACTTAACCCGTACTTCAACACGCGGGTTAACCCAAATTGGAAGGCGTTGGTTGAGGCTATTGGTGAGTCTGACCAGGATGCACAGGATTTGATTGAGGAAGTTAGAAAGCAGTTCTTCATCGCTACAGCAAGCAGACCGTATATCGACCGCCTTGCGGCAAACTACAAAGTTTCTAGACCTAAAGTTGTCGGCATGGACGACGCAACTCTCAGACGGTACGTGCCGATATTGGCGTATCAACCTAAACAGGTTAAACTAGTTATTGACCAGCTATTAGACATCTTCTTCTTCCGGGAGTCAACTACTGCGCTTGTTGAATCTACTGAATTTGAACCATTTTTTCTTAAGGACGGATGGGAACTCGAATACACGGTGGACGCGATCAACTATGAGCGCATACTTTTCAGCGCGTCTGAATTTACTGACGTATCTTCAGCGTCAGCTGAGGAGATCGTTTCTGCCATAAATCGCCAGGCAAAATATAGCTTTGCGGTCTCATTTGAGAACAAGATCACCAAAAGAAGCTACGTAAGAATTTTTACGAAAACCATTGGGTCTAAAGGTTCAGTAGAGGTCACTGGTGGTCGGGTAGACATCTCATTAAGATTTAAAGGGATTATTCCAGACGCTGGATCTGGCGAGACTACGCAGTGGACTATCACAAAGATTGGCGACACGACGCGTTTTACGCACGCAGGCGGATCTCCTATCGGGTTGAGTTTAGTGCGGGTCGGCGATAATGTCGTGATTGATATGCCGGGTAACTCTGGAACGTTCCAGATAATAAATGTTAACTTGACAGAAGATTACTTTGAATTCAATAACTTGTTTTCCACCCCGGGATCTTTTGATCACGGTCTAATCCCCAACTATTTTGTCAGGTTTGTTAGGCCGGAAAGATCTGTCGTCTATACGAGAAACAATCGCTCTATAGTCTGGGAAGTATCCCCTGGGGAGATAATAATTGAGATGCCCGCAACACCGCCCGTGGTTAGGCGCGAACTTAAGGGTTCTGCGCATTTGAACGGCGTCGTGTCGAGCGTGACAGATACGCCGTCAAATTCGTCAATTGAGATCGAGAACGGTGAAGACTGGCCTAATGCTGGACAGTTTGTGCTTGAAAAGTTAGAGCAAATCAAAAACCGTATCGTAACGCCGACCCAGGACACACTCGCATCTCAGGATATAATTGGAAGCTTTGACGCGTACGAGCAAAAGTATTCATACACGTCAAAGACGCTAAACCCACTGACTCAAAAATACGTTCTTGGAGGCGTGACACCCAGCCTGCCAGATCTAGCTCAGGTTTACGAGCTCTCCATATCATCGATATCGTGCGACTCTAATGGAGTGGTGTCGGTTATCACTTCAACTAACCACGATCTAAAAGTAGGTCAATCCCTGAGAGTATACGACGTTGTCGGAGGAAGCTTTAACGGCGTGTTTGAAGCTGGCGAGATCGTTTCTCCTACTGAGTTTACTTTCCAGACAAACGGAACCACGTCTGTTGGCTCTGGCGGATCTATTAGGGTTGAGAAGGTTGGTTTAGCAAACAGCGATTCAAAATTGTACCTGACCACTGCGAATATTAATACCGGTGTTTTAGGTCCATATTTGTACGACACCAAGGCGGCTTTTGTAATATCATCATTTGTCGGCGAGGTGATTACAGATGTAAAAGCCGGTAACATCGTGCTAAACCTGCAGATACAAACACCAAACAACATCCCAGAGGAGCAAGGTTTCCTGATATTCGACTACGGTCTGAATACCCAAGAAGGGCCAGTTAGGTATCTATATAAGGCCTCAGAAGGTGTCTTGGCTCTTGATCCTGCTTACATATTTCAGTACGACCATCCGCCCGGGTCATCCATCACCGCCATAAGGCGAAAAGGTGCCCACGTCATGAGCGGACTCGGCAAGGAATATGGGTTCTACGTATCAGATCCGTCGGCAGCGAGGGTCATCCTGCAGAATCTCATCGAAGAGGTTAAGAGTGCGGGTGTGTTCCTTCGGTATATGGTACGGTACCCAACTCTATATTATTCTGCTTTTGATGTCTATTCCCAAACGCCAGACAACCCGTTGGATTAATTATAGGTACTGTATAATGCTATAAGCTACTAGACGGGGTCAAGCAAATCGACCTCTACTGCTTAAAAAGCATAATAGTATTTTGGAGTTATGTATGGCGGTCTTGGGAAGACTTTTAATTGGCTCTCAGCAGCGTATCGACCTGCCAGATTTTTTGGCCCTGCAATCGTACGTGGCGTCAGACTTTAAAGAGCTGATAAGAAGCTTTGTAGGCGATCGCGGTCTAATACTAAAAGGCTTTGAAATCATTGACGCTCCTCAGGCAATCAATACAGCTGGCGTCACGATTAAGGTTTCTGATTCCGTTATTTACTACCCAGGATCTTCGGCAGGAAGCTTTTTCTATGGTCTTCCCGACGGCAACGCCCTATCGGCACCATTAGTTCCAGAGCTGCGTCCTGGCGCAATCAACTATGTTTATTTGACCCTAACCACCACCGGAGCAGCGCAGGACACGAGGGCTTTCTGGGACGTCGACTTGAACGGTGGGCAAGGTGGTGAATTCAACCAAGACATCAACACTGAGTCCGTGCTAGTTGTGCAAGTAGGTGTTTCTACGTCTGGTTTTCCAGACGGTACCGTTCCAGTTGCCATCATAGAGTACAGCAGCGTTTCCACAGTAGAGAAGATCACCGACGCGAGAAACATGATGTTCAGGCTTGGAACTGGCGGTGTATCGCCAGACTCTAACGCCACATTCCAATTCCCACCTCTGCCAGAATCTCAGTACGCACGAAACGAACCGCCATCTACGATACAAACATCAGCTTCTCCCAGCCCGTTCTTCGGCGGCGATAAGAACATCCAGAATCTTAAGGACTGGATGGACGCCGTGATGACGAAGTTGCTTGAACTGTCTGGTACCACCTACTGGTACGAGACTACTCAGGCACTCAACTTGGTAAACATTTTCGACGACGCGCTAGCGAGCAGCGTGAAATCAAAGGGTCAATGGAGCCATGACGAATCCACGCCGGGTAAGGTGACGTGGTCAGAAGACATCCTCTACCGCAAGATGAACGATAAGCGGGATATCATCGTTCGCGAAAACCCTACGACAGGCATACAGCTCGACAACGAGCAGGTAATGTGGATCCAGATGGTCCGCAATGCCAAGATCAACGCGCTCGATACCCCAGTCACGTTCAGCAACGGTTTAAACTATGTCAACGGCGCGGCGGAACTATTTCAAAACTTGAAACTCGGCGACTGGATTAAGCGCAAGGGCGACAATGAGAATTTGTACGTCCGCGTAGTTGGTTTTTTTGCCGCACTGGGCGCCAGTGGAAGTCCAGCGTCACCAAGCACTGCAGTGTCCATCCTTCTTGAGGAACCATACGCCGGCACTTCTGCTCTTGACTCCGCAGTCTACACTAGAGGTGTTTACGAAAACCCAGACATCAACGTCGATGACAGAGACTCTGTGACGTCATATGCCGTCGGTGGTGATTTTTACTGGCTGGCAAACCGCTCAGACACCATAATGGATATCGGCTCCATTGACGCCACTTACGCGAACGACGTAGACGTGTCTGACTCTGATGGTAAGCGCGCCAAATTAAACTTCTCATCGGCCCACGGACTGGTTGACGGCGACAGGGTTGTGGTCGCTAACGCTGGCGCGTACGATGGGGTGTACAAAGTAGAAGTTGAGAGCACGACCGTAGTAAATATCGAAACCACCGCGACAACCAACCCAAGCAACATTACTGTGTCTTGGGCCGTCGTAACCACGCAGTCCCGCACCATAGGTTCTCAAGGGTTCGTGGCAGAGTCATCGAGTCACGGTTTTGCGTCTAACCAGACAGTGATTATCGAGAACACAGGAACTGCGTACGACTCTTACCAAAGCGGTAAATATCTTATCAATTTTAGAAGCGACACCGCCTTCCAAATCCCGTTCGATACGAACCTGGATGTCGGTGCGGAAGGTACGGCAACGTGCGCTAAAGTCATCATGAAGACTGAGCTTGGCGCTGTTGAGGTAGTTCAGGGCGAATCTATCGATATCAACCAGCCTGATTCTGCGAATATCATGCAGTACATCGGCATGGACTCCTTGGCCCAGACAACGCCGAACTATTTCTTGCCACAAAGCTATAACGCTTTGGCTGGATTTGCCAACTACAACGCCAGCGCAACAGACAGTCTAACTGAACGCGCTGCTAAGTTAACGGCCATGATGGCTGATCGGGTTCAGGACAGAGATGCTCAACTTCTTGGACGAATAACTGTTCGCAGCGAATCAGACACCATCGTGCCGTCTGATCAGATAATCACGTGGAGCGGAGGTTTATCTGTTCTGCTTCCTGGAACAGGTCAACATGACATTTCACCACCGAGTTCCAATTTTATACTCAGTGGAAATAAAGCTTTAATAGCAACCATCGACAGAAATGTAAGTTACGAATCAATAACTGCTCAGGTTGAGAGTCTGGATTCATCGTTTGAACTGGGCGAAAACAAGATCATCCTTTTGTACCGTTTGGCAGGAACTGAGATCTACACCTGGGACGGATCTAAGATCCCTAACGGCGGATCGTGGACCAGCAATGACAACGAGACTGGTCAGAATAGAAACGTGGTGATCCACGATGAAGCCGGCGTAAACTACTCTGGTGCAGGATTCGTCTACTACAACACCAATGGCTACGTGCGGATCATCATCCCCGGCAGCAACGTCACCAACGAGATCGACACCACGGCGATCAATACCACGTATCCCACTGGTTTTGCAGTCGGAAACAATAAATCTATTTGGGTGCGGATCAACCGCCGCGCCAACAAAACCTTCAACACGGTTCAGACGTCGGCATCCTACCAGGACACAGACGTCGCCGGTGCACTCTACGTCACCAACAACGAAGACGTGCCGACTGATCAGGACGTGATCGTCCTCTACACGACGAAGATGGGCGCGCTGATTAAACTCAGGCACGACTTCCAGATCGGCAACATATACGACGAAGATAAGATTGGCGTGTCGGGTGCGCCAGCTAACAGCAACGAGTTTCAAGCACCAAAGCTGTCTGGCGATACGATCTACCTTCCAAACGACAGCAGAAACGACAACTCGACCCGCTACTATATGGTTGGATCTGGTCAGCTCGAGATGTTCCTCAATGGTCAGCGCATGAAGCGCGGCGAAGACTACAATGAGTTTGGAACGCTGAATTCTGCTTCTAGCCAGATTGAGATCCTGCAGGATTTGATAGAAGGCGACGTTTTAAGCTTCAGGATCGGCAGCATTGGCGGTATGTATACGACGCCTCAGAGCTTCTCGACCACCACTCTCCAGCAAGCCTACAACAACAACAACGTGATCGCGGTTACCTCTGGTTCACCGGTTACGCTGAATATGCCAGGCGGTGTTGGTAAAGCGCTTTCGATTACGGGCGATATGGCGATCACGGGCGTCATCGACCCTGCCGGTATTGAATTTACTCCGCAGGCAGGAAACCCGTTAGCATTAGGGCAAAACGGTCTTTGGGTAGATACGAGCGGTGATTTAAAGCATACTCGTCCTGGTTTCGTACCAGACACGGTAAATATCACGAACGCCATCGTCAACCCGACCTCCTTCTTGACCGAAGGTAACGGCGTCGACATCACCGGCTCGACGATATCTGTGGATCTAGCAACTAACTCGGGATTAGAGTTTGCTACTGGCAAGTTAAAAGCAAAAGTTCCAGCCGGTGGCGCGTTGACTTTAGGCGCAACTGGCATCTCGCTTAATCTAGACGCGAACTCGATGGAGCTGTCAGGCAGCAACTTATCTGTCAACCTCGATCCCGCAAAGGCTATCGTTGCAGACGTTCTTGGCGCTGGTATCGGTGTCAATTTGGCGACCAGCAATCCGGGTCTAGCAATCACCGCGAACCAACTAGACGTTAAACTGGATGGTGCGAGAGCCATCACTTCTGGTTTGTCCGGTATCGGCGTTAATTTGGAAGGGACAAATCCTTCACTTAAAATCGACACCAACCAGCTCGGCGTGAAGTTAGACGGCGCAGGTGCGGTTGTTACTGGTGCTTCTGGTATCGGCGTTCAACTAGAAGCCACGAATCCTTCTCTTAAGATTACCACCAACCGTTTAGGCGTTAATCTAGATACCTCTGGCGCGATCGTGTCTGCCGCAACTGGAGTCGGCGTAAATCTTGAAACCGTTGATCCAGGATTAAAGATTGCATCCAATAAATTAGACGTTAAATTGGATGCGGCACGAGCGGTTACCTCTGGTGTTTCTGGTATCGGCGTTAATTTGAACGTCACGAATCCTGGTTTGGCGATTACGGCTAACGCTCTAGACGTTAAACTAGACGGCGCGAGAGCGATTACTTCTGGCGCCAGCGGTGTCGGCGTAAACCTCGAGACCGTCAACCCGACTCTGCAAGTTGCGACCAACCAGCTCGGCGTGAAGCTGGATGCTGCTGGTGCTATTGTCACCGGTGCGAACGGTTTGGGCGTCGCGGTTGACGGAACCTCCATCCAAATCCAAAGCAATCAATTAGTGGTTGCTGGTGTTCCCAACCTTTTGGCAGTGTTCACCAATAACACGGGAACCCTGATCCCGGTTGGTGCCATCGTAGCGGCAGACACCGTAACCAACCAAATAGTTTTGGCCACAGCTTCTACTCTTCCTAACGCGCTGAAAACTATCGGCGTCGCGTACCAGAACATTTCGACTGGCTCGTCTGGTCAGGTCCAGATCGCCGGTGTTGCCACGGTTGCCACGAGCTCTTTGACTGTCGGCCAAGCCGCTTATTTGTCTACTGTGTCTGCGGGCGTCGCGACCGGCGTCAGACCGACGACTTACGGAACTCCAGTGTTCTCATTAGGAACCGCCGTTGCAAACAACAAGATCGTCCTTCAGCCCAAGACAGTCGGCGTGAACGCCAGTATCTACCAGGAAGCGGACACTCAGATAACTGCGGTAATCTCTGGTGCCACTTTAACTTTACCAGTGGATTCAAGGGCGAGCAACGTCGTTCGCAACTACACGGTCGGCGCAGGATTCTTGACGGTTTATTTGAACGGTCAGAAATTGCTGCTGGGTGACGATTACTTAGAAGTTGGTACCGCAGGCACTGATTCCAACCAGATAACCATACAGCAAGATCTAGATACCGGTGACGTCTTAGAGTACCGTATCGATGCAAGTCAGGCACTATTTAAGGCTTTGAGTTTATTGTAGTAGATTTATAGCAAATAACACGATATGATATAGTATATAGAGTACGATCTCGGGGAGCAAACGAGACGCGCTGTGCGCTTTTGCCCCCGCAACCAAAAGCTAGAGAGGGATAGCTCATGGCACTTAAGTTAGACTCACGACAGACACGTCAGCGTACCAAATTAGACCAACTGAGTACGACCACAGATCTGCGCCTAGACGCGATCATGAACCTGATCAACGACGAATTGACCATGCCGCTGAGAATGCGGGCTAATTTGGGATCCGGTGTTGATGGTTCGCCGGATCAGAGACTTTATATCGACGGCATCTTCGTCAAGACGCTGGATTCTGGCGCAGCCGACAGCGGCCACGAGCGCAGCAGGACCATCCCGCCGATCGGTGGAGTTCTGCCAAACTACAGCGGCAGCGGATACATCGAGTTTAACGCCACGACCGGTGTGGCAACGGCTTCTGGCCTTACTCTGGCAGGAAGCTACTCGCTTCCCAGTATGACTAACGGCCAGTTCGTTAAAGTTCTGGTGTGGCTGAGTGCCACGTCTGCCAGCGTGTTTGCGTTTGGCATGGAAATCGGCGTTCCGGCTGCTTCCGTTGACGCGGCCGTTCTTCCGGTTCCTCCAAGCGACGCGTTCGCCCTGGGCTACGTGGTAATGACCAAAGGCGCGACTACTTACTCTAAAGTGCTGAATGAAAACATCTTTCAGTTCGTCGGCGGCGGTGGATCTGGTGGCGGATCTGGTGCTTCCAAGGAAATCACCCAGGCCAACTCCTTTGCTGTTGGTGATGTCGTATACTACAACGGCACCAGCTACGTCAAAGCTCAGGCCGATACCGCTGCAAAGGCAGAAGCTATCGGTATGGTCAGCAAAGCTTCTGCTACGAAGTTTACGGTAACTGAGCTTGGTTATATCACTGGACTTAGCGGTCTAATTCCTGGCGAAGTTTATTTCTTGTCTGATTCTGTAGCCGGCGGACTGACGGTAAACGAACCAACAACTATTGGCAGTATTTCCAAGCCAATGCTTATTGCTGATTCTGCAACAAGCGCATATGTGCTTAACTACCGCGGCGTAGTCGTTGGCGGCGCAAATGCTAGAACTCAAATCAGCTTGCCAAACAACGCCACCACGAATGTTCAACTGGTGGCTCCAGCATACGATGCTGGTGAGATGACCGGTTGGGTGTACATCGACGGCACGACTGACTTGCGGTTTTATATCTCGATCCAGTTCTCTAAAAACGGCGCAGGCACCGACTATAACGTATCGTACCAAACTTCAGGCGACACTCCACCAGCAGGTTTTTCGGTAAGCTACGCAAGCAACTATGTAAGAATGACGCTTCCGAGCATTGCTGGCTACGCATCTGCGTCTTTCAACTACGCTTTGAACGCTCCCGCGGTGGGGACGAATTTTCCGCTGAACGTAGATACAGCTAACCTATCTAACAGTGGTATTGTTGGTCTAACTGGAACTGCAGCAACGAATGCATTTACTAGTGGTAGCGGTAAGGTTGGTGAGGTTTTAATAGCCAATCCAGCGGCTCAAGTTGCCCCAGGTGCAAGTTCTCAGTCTGTTAATGCGACTGTTGTATCTTTAACACTAACTCCAGGCATTTGGAGTGTTTCTGGCGTACTTGCACTAACGCTGGGTAGTAGCACTGGATTAAAGTTTGCTTATGCTGCCATATCAACAGCTAATAATACCGCAGATACATCGATAAAGAATAACACAGTGGGTGTTGATATCGCCTCAACGAGTACCTCTAAAAGATATCTTCCAACACCTACGCGGATTCTATCAGTTACGACCAATACAGTAGTTTATTTAGTTGCGGGTATTGAGTACACGACATTGGGTTCAGCAGTTTATGAAACTCAGTCTAGTATTCAAGCAGTTCGCATTGCTTAAACAATTAAATTTTTAAATTAAAAGGATGAAATAAATATGGCTAACGTATCATTATTAGCAACAGTCGCAGACCAGACAGCGAGTCAAATCGCTGGCGGCGCATCGCAGTTAGTGCCCAGCGGCGTGGTTATGGCGTTTGCGGGGGCAACGGCACCAACGGGCTGGCTCCTTTGCGGTGGGGCTTTGATCAGTAGAACCACGTATCCAGATCTCTTTGCGGCAATTGGCACGGCACACGGCAGCGGCGACGGCTCGACTACTTTTGCACTGCCTAATTATTCCGGTCGGTTTTTGCGTGGCCGAGCTAACGGATCCGCCAACGATCCGGATCGAGCTTCAAGAACAGCAGCGGCAACGGGCGGAGCTACCGGCGACAACGTCGGCTCCGTTCAAGGCAACGCTACAACGAGACCAACGAACGCATTTACCTCAGGCGCTATGAGTGCTAATGCTAGTCACAGCCATAACTTTAACGCAGCAGGTACGCTTAAACCTGTATCGCTCATTTCTGGTGGCGGATCTTTTGGTTTCGCGGCGGCAGGTGGATCAGATCAATTTCAATATCCAACAAGTACTGCAGGCTCAAGCATCGATCACACACACACAGTCACCGGTGGCGGCGACAATGAAACCCGTCCATTGAACGCTTACGTTAACTACATCATCAAGATTTAATTTAAGAGGTTAATATGAAAATCACACTTAGAGCTGGCGAACATTTTTGGAGCAACCGAGGAACGCACGTGTGCGACGAGATGGGTTTCTCGCTTATCTTGGCTGAAGATGCTGAGGTTGAGATCGATGATGACGTGGTCGAGCACGCCTTATCGGTGATCAAGGCTGATCGTGAATTTAGAGGCGTAGATATCGAGACAGGGTTGCCCATACCAGAGCCAGAAGTAGCACCGGTTGAAGAACAGCCGGTTGAAGAGCAGCCGGTTGAAGAGCAGTAATCCTTCCTTAAAGACCCGGTACCCTAATAACGTACCGGGTCTTACTCGGTAAAACTCTAAACGTAAACTAAACCCAAAACTCCCTAAAGGAGATAGATAAGATGAGTAACTCCGTTTTCACACCCACAGTCTTAACAGTCCCCGCATCCGGCGGCGGTACCGGCACCGGTCAAGGTGAAATCAACCTGATCACTGACTCCATCGGCGCATCGGGTGGTACTGGTTGGTCCGCAACTGGACTTACCGTTACCCGCGATACTTCTGGTTCGCCACTTGATCCAGTGGTTGCAACCGGTTGGACCTTAACCGCTACTGCTGCTAGTCAGTACTTTACGTCTACTACCATTGCTGTTCCTTCCAGCCTTAGAAACCGCAAACTAAAGATTGAGTTTTATTACACTCAAGTTTCTGGTAGTGCATTTAGACTTGAAGTTTCTAGAAACTCTGGTTTTACCAACGACTTTGTGCTTACAACGGACGTCAGCGGCATAACTAACCTTCCAGCAACCGCTGGCACTACGGGTAAATTTACTGCATACTTCGATGCCGATTCAACTTCACCGATCTACGTTCGTTTAGGATCAACGGGCGCAGGTGTGATCAAGATTACGCAGATCGTGGTCGGACCCGGAATCCAACCGCAAGGTGCTGTTGTCGGGGAGTGGACAAATTACACAGCAACTATACAAAACCTGCCCACATCCACCGTATCTACGCGATGGAGACGAGTTGGTGCGTCAATGGAGGTTGAAGGCTTTGTTGTTGCATCTGGAGCGGCAACCGGAAGCATTCTTGTTAATATCCCATCAGGATACACAGTTGATTCTACGAAGTTGGGGACAACAGCAGCTAACCGACAAACTGTTTTAGGTGAAGCGTTAGCAAACAACGGCACAACAAATTATCCGGCCATCATCGGCATGGACTATAACTTTAGTACTGTTGGCCTTATTTTTAACAGTGCCAGCACTACATCAATCTGGAATGCGAGTACACCATTCACTTGGGCGAACACCAATTGGTTTTCGTTTCAGGCACGCGTTCCAATCGCCGAATGGGCCGGCAGTGGTACGGTACAGCTGGCCCAAAATGATGTGGAGTACGCCGCTTCGACAAGTGGCACCTGGGACGCGGCGGCGTCTGCTGCGCAGACTGTTTATGGTCCTGCCGGGGCCCCGATAACTGGGGCATTGGGAGCCAATAGAATTAAAGTAGTCCAGTTTCAATCACCCATCCAAGCCGGCGATAGTCTTGTTTTAGAATTTAAAAATCCAAACGGTGTATGGGTTCCTGCAGCTAATACCATTTACAACTATACGTGGCAAAAAAATGCCACATTTGGTGCCAGACTAACCGAAACGGTTGTTGGGGCAACTACTGTTGAAGTTTCGTTCTCTCAGTACGGTGCAGCGGGGCAAACTTACGGCACTGCTGATGCAACCTCCTTGGGATGGAGTACTTCTTTTGCCACCGCATGGCGCGTACGGAAAGCGAGTGCCGGAGCAGCAGTCGGCTTTGGACTCTACCAACCAGGCGTTTCCGCTGGATTGGTCTCGTCCAGTGGCCTAGCCGGCCGGGCTGACGGGAACGTAGTTCCATCTGGGTATGTTGGTGAGAATTATAGCTTCCAAACAGGTAGTGCAGTAGCCGTAACCACGACGTGGAACAACGTTCTAACAATGACAAATCTTCCCGCAGGGATTTGGCTTCTTACTGGAATGGCCGAATTAAACAATGCGGCCAGCGTTACTGGCTTTAACCTAGGCATTTCCGCTAAGGGGGGTTCTGATATTTCGGATCAAGTTCGCGGAGTCAATCAACTACCATGTTCAGTTCCAGCTAACACCGGTGGCTCAATCACAATTGCCAATTTTTTAGTAAATATCACAACAGCTACTACTTATTATCTTAAAGCAGCTTCTACAGGCGGCAGCAGCACGCTAAACTGTTCTCTGCGTGCAATACGAATCGCGTAAGTTTAAACCCAGCAATAGAAAGACCATCGTAGTTATTTTGCTACGATGGTCTTTCTCTATTCAAACAACATCGATGCCAAATCAACCAACTCTTCCTGATCGACATTCATCCTAACCCGATAATCTTCTCCCCAGTGTATCCTAACGCCTTCTAGACGCATGTTTTGGATATCATCTCCAAACCATACGAGCTCAATCTCAACGTCAGGATCAATCCTTCTAATTGAAGCTAAGAGCTTGTGAGCCTCTGATTCGATTAACCAGTATTTCTCTACCACCGAAGATGCCATGCGTAATTGCTCGTCAAACTCTTCTAAAAACTTAAAAACGATCTCACGAGCAGTGAGACCGATCTTTTCTTCTTTCATCTTTTTAGCCCGCGAGACTCTTCTGCGGATCATCGCCTGAACTAGCTCGCGCTGTGAGCTCATACCTCACCATCCTCAGCAAGCGCAACCTTCTCCTCGTCACTTAAAGGAGACGGCTTAACCTCATACGAATAACCTAGAGCGCGAACCATCGCCTCCGCGATTACCACGCAATCCCGAGCCAGATCTTCTTCATTGTTGGCGGTATAGCCTTGCGTGCTTAAAAGCCCAACCAAAGCGTCACCCGCAAACTTAATCCGCAGATCCTCTTTCGTCTTCGCGCGTTTTCTTCTGCCGTCTTCTTGTGCCTTGAGGTAAGTACTCATCAACGATCCCAATAATGTTATTTTATTTAAATTAATTCCACTGCGTAAGACCAGCGCGCTCTTGCATCACCTCTTGAGCTGCATGCTCTAATGGCACACCTTCAAGTTCATGTCTAACCAATGCCTCGACGATGTGGTCTGGGCTCATTTTAAGTCCACGAAAAGCAGATTTTTGCTTGTCTGTTAGCTTTACATCAGAAATGCCTTCTATCAGAGCAAACACCTCGTCATCTGACGGTGGAAGAACTTGAATAAGTTTGCTGAAGCGGCCAGGACGATTGGTTAACTGGGGTCCAAGTTCTTTTATGAAGTTAGTTGTGCACAAAATTAGCGTAGGAACCCTAAAAAGGCCAGATACACCATCTAAGAAGTTAAGGCAGGACGGGTTGAAAACATTAGTATTTGAACCGTAATCTTTCTTACCAAAATCCTCAATAACTAAAATAATCTTCTTGACGTCTTCTGCATACGGTTTAAGAAAAATATTAGTAATTTTCTGAAAATCAACCTCACCACTAGTATGAATAACCGCGGTTCCAGTCTCATTTAGTGCTTTTTTACAAAAATGTCTTATTAGAGCAGATTTACCCATACCTGGCTCAGAGTAAAGCAAATAAGCCCTTTTATTCTTTTTATATTTTTCGTTTACATCGTGAGATTTATCAAAGAAGTTTTTAAATAAAACTTCCATTTTTTTAGATGTCGAAGTCTCAAAAAATGCTTCATCTGCAACCGGAAGAACTGTCATACCGTCTTCAGCATGAAAAAGATGCTGACCGGTTCGTATTTGAAATTTATATAGAAACTCTTGCTCTTCTCTTAATTGCTTATTAATTTGTTCTTTTAAAACTTCTAGCATCGGATCTTCTGAAGAAGATTCCAGATCTATCTTGTCTGACTCTATGTTGTAGATGATAAGCTCATCGCCTGCAAAAAAGTACGAATTACCTGTCATCGGTAATTCAAGCCCTTCTTCAAGTTTCTTCTTATAAAGAACCTTAATTTTATTAAATTTCATATTAACCCCATTCACTCTTTACGTAAAGAGCCTGTAACTTACCAAAGTTAAATTCACCAGACACGCGCAACTTGCGAAGAATAAAAGAAAAACCCATCACTTCGATACGGTCTTTGAAGATCTTGAGATCCAGCTCTCTCATCTCTTGCCCTTATTTATCCACCAATTCGTCGCGTCTTCATCAATCAATAACTCAATCGCTGTCCGCATGAATTTTACTCGAGACCGAAGCGGAATAATTCTAACCTTCAAAAAGAAGGTCATCATGCCAAACACTGGATGCTCCAATGGTACACCTTTCATTTCACATATCTCGCGGTATCAGTCGTTCGCCGCGTGCAGACCTTCAACTTCCGAACAGTCATCAGCATCGCCCACTCGAACAAATAATCGTATTTACTGTCGCTAGGCATCAGACCGTCCCCAACTTCATCATTAAAAGCCCGACCACAACCAAACCGCACCCTACTCCACCAACCGCAGTAAATCTTACGCCAAAGAACACCATAGGAACCAACAAGAAGGTCAGCGTGATCATCGTGTCCCAGAGCATCCCGTAAACGATCAATTTAGCTGGATCTTGCGTACTACGGGCCAGCAAGATCCATAGTAAATTACCAAAAATTGCTAAAAAAAGTCCGATCGGGATCAAATAAGCCGATACCTTCAGCTCTGGCTTAAAGGTCAGCCAAGCGTACGCGGAGTACACTATCGTACCTAAAATAAGCATCCACATCGGACTCATTTTACACTCTTCAGGCAAGACATCGCGCCGTTATCGGCATCGCGGTAGACGTAGCAGACCACATTCTTATCTTTATCTTCGAAGCGCTGAATCCCATACTCGCCAACTTGCTTGGTCAGCATCGTGTACTCTCTAGTCGCACATCCGCCGAGCGATATCAGCATTGCTGTGAGCGTGGCCAAGAATAAAACCGTTACGAAGAACTTCATGATGTCAAACCTTATGCAATAGATTCTGCGGAATCTTGAATGATCTGCGTACGTAATTTGTACCCTCAAGATCTGAGCATGCGGTCTCAACCTGGTAATAAAGAATGCCTTTTTCCCAGCCCGCGATATCCAGGACTTTACCTCTGGTTAAGCAGCTCTCTTTATAGAAAGAGTATTTATCTTCATAAGATATAGAAACTCTATCGCCTTTGCGGAATAGAACTTCATCATCTAAGAAAGCATCTTCCGCGCACTCATTCCTGACGATTGTGACGCACCCGGACATCATAAAACTAAATACTAAAATCTTAAGCATCTTCATCGTTCTTATCCATCCTAGATGTAAGGTCGTTTATCGCGTCTAGCTGAGACTGATCTTTGATATCCTGAAGCTCAGACTTAGAGACGTAAGTAAACTTTCCATTTTCGTATTTGCACGACACAGACACTTCTGCTTTAGAGAATCGCCCTTTGGCAACATAGAATGTGGAGACTGGTATGCCTTTGATTTTGATGATCTCTATGGCTGCTGCGGCGGCTTCAATCCAGCCTTTTGCCCATTTGATGCGGCTCTCAAAATTACGCTCGGTCTCGTCAGATGATAGTGGGACTAACTGAGTCATCACGATTACTGGAACTTTGGCGTGCTGGGCATAATCGGTTGCGATATCTTTAAACCTATAAAGTGCGTCAGTTCTTTCAATACTCGGCACTACTATAGACTTATTGATCCTCTGCAAAAAATCGACAATCACGCAGCTATAATTTCCAGAGTCATTAACCTCTTTAAGGACAGACTCAATCTTCTCAAGAGTCGTACTCGCGATCGGGTCGTCCATAACGGTGACGTACGGCTCAATCTCTAGGATCTTGTGCGCGACCTGTTTGCGGTATGACGCAGGTAATTTATCTTGCACGTAGAGGTTAAAGTCAATATCCAGCTCTACGCATGCGATCCTGGCCATTATCTTAGCTTCCGTCTCCTCGTTAGAGACGATGAAGGTCTTCAACCCCTGCGCATATAAAGCGTGCGCAATAGCTGCTGTAGTAGTTGACTTACCAGTACCAGAAGCAGCACCCATCAAATAAATACCACCAGGGCATAGTGGACAAATAGTGCTCAAGGCACCGTTGATGAACGGAACCGCCTTCCTTATCAAATCGGCATCCCTCTCTAGAACGCCAACCAATCTTTTGGCGTTATTGAGACCTTTTCTAGCCTCAATCTCACTCAGCGAGTAGTTCTCTAATCTTTCCTGCAGAACCTTCTTCTGGTTGAGTTTTGCCAGACCTTCTTGAACTCGAGCTTTCTCGAGCTCTTGCTTGGCCTCGAATAAATCGACCCTTGAGTTTATCTTGAGCTCACTCGTCATCTAACACTCCTTCTCGAGGCCCGCTTGAGCGGATCCTCTCGTACTCGCGCATCATCTCTTCTATCACAGAATCATCCGTGGCCATCTTGAGCGCCGCGTCTATGGATATTTGTCCGTCTATTCGTGTTACTTTTACACCCTTTTCCTCTTTAACTTCAGGAACAGCGAGCTCGATATCAGAGCCAAAAGTGGCACCGACAGCCTTTTCCCACCAGTCCTCGTGGCGCTGCGGAAATTTAGATCTTTCCCAGCGGCGAAGAACCTTTTTCTTAAAGGAAGGCGCGATATCTCCGCCTGAGTAACCAGATGTCTTTAAGGACTCAAAGAGCACCAGGAGCTCTTCGTAGCAAGCCTTGAAATCTGGTCTTTCAGGAACTTCGCTTAGCCACTTCCGGTAAATGTCATCCTGCGAAAATTTCGCCTTTTCTTTTCTCTTCTTATTCTCTTTATTCTTATTAGCGGCGTTGTTTTCAGCCCTGTAGTCGGGTGAGGTTTCAGCCTTGTACTGGGCTGATTTTTCAGCCCACTGATAATCATTAGACTTTTTAACATCTTCTCCAAGAACCTTAACGATCTCACTATCCTGCACGTAGTAGTAGTTCTTAGAGGGCAGTCCCTTTTTCTTGACAACTAAGAAACCAACCATTTCAAGTTGCTTAGTAAGCTTCTGGCGCGCTTCTTTGGTAAGGTTAAGTTCTTCTTCAAGGGTCTCTGATAGAGCAAAAAAACCGCCCTCTTCATCAAGATCGTTTCGCCCGCTAAAGAATTCTCTTCTGGCAATCAGATCTGCCAGAAGCAGTGCGGCATCGTTGCTTTGAAGATATCGAGCTAGTTTTTTATTCACCATCCAAAACGCATTTTGGCTGATAGTGCTGTTAATTATGTTGCTCATCTCACGCTTTCTTAAGTCTCTTAAGCAACCTAGAAGCAGGGTCTTCGCCCGCTTTCAGGATGTCGTTCCAGTCCTTACCGTCTTCTTCAACGAAGGAGTAGTGCGTACACGCACCTTCTTTAGCCATCCTCTCGAATGCCTTTATTCCTGCCTCATCATTATCAAAGGCGGAGATTACCTTAAGACCAGAATCAATAAGCTCTCTGAGCTTTTCAGCGTGGTATTTGGTTATGCTGGCGCCAGATGTCGAGATGCACCGGTATGGGTTCTTTAGAAGATTGCCGTATTTTAGGTTGAATGCCTGCTGTAGGCTTGCTGCGTTTATGGCACCTTCTGCGACCACTATATATTTAACGTTAGTTCCAAAAGGCTGCTGAGACCAGCCCCAGAATAGATATCCAAGTCTTGTACCCGGCATCGTGGTAATCTTCCACGGACTTCCGTCCTCGTCAAATCGCGGCTCAATAAATCGAATCTGTGCGCCGACAAACGTGTTGTTGAGATAATAGGGAAATACGATACCCTCACGAGAGGAATCGTAGTACATCTCGCCTGGATTCTCCAATCCCCTAGATTTTAGGTATGCTAAAGCCGGCTTAGAGATCGGATCCGATAGCGGATGAAACGATCTTGGCCATGCCATGGCGTTTACTTCTAAAGGTCTAGCTTCTTCAAACGAGATATTTGATTTTAAAAAATCACGAAGCGATATACCCGCTGTAAAGCAATACTCATAAAGCGAGTATGCTCTTTGACATTTACCTGCACACCAGAACCATATCTCACCCGTATCGGCATCTCTGTGCGCGTAAATACAATCGTTTTTCTTGCCGCCTTTGCAGATGAGGCATTTTTTAGAATTGAGTTCCATATCACTCTCCATCAGAAGAATTATGGAGCACAATAAGTTCTTGTAAACTGAGGTCTGGTTGAGATTGTTCTTGCTCTTTGTTTGTTTTAAGGTTGATGACCTTAATTCTTACCGACTTGTTTCCCGAGTCAATCTTTTCAAGAACGATCTTATATTCGTCGCCGATGTAAAAATGGCGATTCATGTTTAACCACCAGTACATCTCAGTTTCGATAGGCTTCTTGCGGGCGGCTTGTTTCTCTTCAATAAACTTATTGATTTCAGAAATATCTCTGTTCATGTAAAATCCCTTCCAACACGTATGGGTTTATCAAATTATACGAAAATCAATATGAAAATGGTTGCTCACATCTATAATGATATTATCCGCATCGATCATATCGATCCATCGATCGAATCGGAAATAAAACGCCAACTTTCGTACGTGGATAAGTCAAAACAGTACCAGATCCGCAGGATGCGCAAGAATCCGTTTCAAGCTAACTCGCCGCTTCTAAAGCAGTTAGAGGCGGAATCTGAAGGCACACTCTGCTCAAAAGACGGACAATCTCTAATCGTTCCGTCGGGTTTTGCTTCTTTAGTAACTTCTCTAGTTGATAATGTTACGGATCACCGCAAAGATACCGGTCCTACTATCGCCCTACCTTGGGCTTCTTCCTCCAGCTCTTTTACGCTTAGACCGTATCAAGAAGAAGCAGTAGAAATTGCCGCTAAAAACTATCGCGGAATCATTAACTTAGCGACTGGACTCGGTAAATCAAAAACTGCTATATATCTCATACGTCAACTAAAGCGCAAAACTCTCGTCGTTTGTCCTAGCAAATCTATTGCTTACCAGTTTTATAAGGAGCTTTCAAACTCCTTTGGACCTGGTAAAGTTGGGTTTGTCGGAGATGGCAAGTATAAACCTTCTGCAGTCACCGTAGGCATAGCCGCCTCAGTATCAAACCGAATAGAAGACCTCAAGAAGCTCGAGCTTGGGGTCGTAATCTTCGACGAGACCCACCACACACCCGCAAATACCTTCTACGCTATTGCCGAAGGACTAGGAGCCGTGGGCCGGATTTACGGCCTCACGGCGACCGCCTTTAGATCTGATGGAAAAGACCTGTTCATCCATGCTGCGTGCGGTGATATCTTGGTTGAGCGCGATGTTGCTTGGGGCGTAGCTAACGGTTGGCTGTCGCAGCCTTACTTTATCGTTAGATCTGTAAATACAACTGGTTATGACTTTAAAGACGACAAATTAAAAGCCTATAGAGCCCACGTTCTTAACTCAAAAGAGATGAACGACCGCATAATCTCTGATGCCAAAGCCTTCGTTTCCGCCAATAAAAACACTCTCATCCTGGTTGACCAGATAGAGCACGGAGACATGATATCATCAGCTATTGGAATCGCTTTCGCCAACGGAAGAGATAAAGGTTCTGAGAAGCTGATTGATGACTTTAACGAAGGCAAAATACGTGGACTCGTCGCGACTGACGGCCTTGTCGGTGAGGGAGTCGACACCAGAAGCGTTGAGGTTCTGCTTCTTGCTAACTTTACGGCGAGTAAGTCTGCTGTCCTACAAGCAGTGGGAAGAGGACTTAGAAAGACAGAAACCAAAGACAAATGCATAGTGCTGGATTACCGCCCGATGGGGTCCACAATGCTGCTTCGTCATGCCGATAAGCGCATCTCCTACTACAAAGAAATCACGCATAACGTGAAGGTACAATAACGCCTGCCCGAAAGGGCGGGAGCGTTGGCACCGCCGCTTCCTGAATAATTATGTGGATGGTGTACCCTGACCTGTTAGGGAAAGTACAGTGAAAAAGCTACTGTGTCACGTAGGCTTTTAAAACATTCTGTATATACAGGTCTCCAAGGTGGGAACGTGACTCTTCGCTGCCATGGAGCAACCTCGGCAAGTTGAGAAAAGGCCTTTTAACTTACTAGGAGTTTAAAATGAGCAAAACCGTTAAAGTCAAACTAGAAGAAAACGGCCAGATGCCAGTTAAAGCCCACAAATCCGACGCCGGCTTTGATTTGTTCGCTACTCATGACTTCTCAATCCCCCCTGGACAGATCGTAAAACACCCCATAAACGTTAGGCTCCAGCTACCAGAATCCACATACGCCGAGATTACTTCTAAGTCTGGCAACGGCTCGAAGGGTCTTCTAGTTTATGCTGGGATAATCGATGAGGGGTATCGCGGAATCATCCATGTCGTGATGACGAATCTCAACCACACTCCACACACTACTTGGGTCGATGGTTTCCAGCGCAATATTCTTCTAGCTGGCGAAACCTTAAACTTCAAGAAGGGTCAAAAGATCGCCCAAATGATCCTGCATCCCTACTCCAGCAACTACGACCTTGAATTGGTAGATCAACTGGACGAGAATACGTCCCGCGGCGCTGGTGGGTTTGGAAGTTCGGGATCTTCTCTAGTATAAACCGAATAAGCTGGAGAAACACTATGCCAAACAATCTACACTCAGTTTTCGGCACTTCCGTAAAGATAAATCAAAATGATCTGTTTAGCCGTGACGCTATTTGGCCACAAAACGTCGAGGTGTGCATCACGAGGGTTCCCATTCGCAAGCGCGACGGATACTCAGAGACCTTTATGAAAAACTTTGCCGAGAAGCTCAAGTCTTCTATGGCCCAAAACGGTCTCGTGTTCCTGGTGTGCTACGCGCCCACAGAAGCCAAGTTTAGACCTTTTGAGGTCGCCAAGACAATGATGGATGCAGGTTTCAACCACGTCGACAACATCGTCATCGAGAAGACCTGGCTTCCTGGTAAGCGCGCCGAGAATATGCTCGTCAACTCCCACGAGTACGTACTTTTCTTCTGCAACGGTGACGTTTGGAAGATCGACCGCCAGCCTGTTAAGAAGTATCTGATGCTTGAAGATTCAGCACCGTGCGTCGGCAATACTTGGCTGGTCGAAACAGGATCCCTAGACGAGGCGTACTCTGACGACCTCGCCGAGCTCCTTCTGAGGATGGCTTCCTGCCTTCCTGGCAGTTCAGTGTTCGATCCGTTTATGGGCAACTCAGCTTCGCTTAAAGCTTGTTTGAAATTGGGGCATTCTCTAACTGGATTTGAGACAGATCAAAGAAAAATCTCCCAGTATAAAAAGGTAATCGAAGATCATCGCAAGAAGGGTGCTTTGGCATGATGTACGTTAAGTCTAAGACTAAAGATATCGTCGACAATCCCCAAGAACTTAGAGAGATCGTCACCTCCACTCTTTCTAGGATGGCCGCTGTTGCGGGTCGCACTCTTGGTCCAGGTGGTGCAGTAACCTTGATCGAGCGCGAGGGAATGCCACCCCTTTTGACGAAAGACGGCGTTACTGTGATCAAATCTCTCGGTCTTCCTAATGCCGCCGCGAACACCGTGCTAGATACTTGCAAGGAAATATCCCTCAATACCGCCCGCGACGCTGGCGACGGAACCACAACCGCAATCGTGCTGGCTGATGCTCTTGTTAAAGTTGGCTCAGATTTTATGGCCAACAACAAACGATACAATCCACAAAGATTGGTAAATCAGATCCGTAAGTGCTATGAAACCGTAGTCCTTCCGTACCTCAAAGAGGTTGCGCAGGAAGTTAAATCTGACGAGGATCTTAAAAGGGTCGCACTCATCTCCGCCAACGGGGATGAAGACGTTGCCAACGTGGTTGTTAAAGCTTTCATGGCTGCCGGCGAAGACGGTCACATCCTGATCCAAGAAGATCAAGGTGGAGGGATGAGAGTTGAAACGGTAGACGGTTATATCGTAACGTCTGGTCTCCGCGATATCGGCGCCATCGGATCTGCTTTCATCAACGACCGCGCAAACCAACAAGTTCGTATGGACGCTGGACTAGTCGTGCTTTTTGACGGCACACTCAACGACCTCGTTCTTCCTGCCGCAATTCAGGCAGCTTTTGAATCTGATGAGGCATACTTTGGAAAGCCTATTTTGGTGATGGCGCACGGATTCGCCGATCCTGTGATTGAGAAGTTTCTGAAGACTTCCAAGGGCGGAGTTACCGTCCTTCCCGTTAAAGTGCCCAAATCTACCTTAGCCAACTCAAAGACAATGTTTTTGCAAGATATGGCTGCTTACACCGGCGCCACAGTCATGGATCCGGCAAGTGCACCCAGTTTTACTGGCGAAGATTTTGGATCATTCACGTCGGCTAAGATCAACACGTATGAGACATTTGTTCAGAGCGAATCAGACGCTGATCTTATCGACACCCGCGTGGCCGAGCTTAAAGCGGTAATGGCATCTGCTCATTCTGAGCATGATCGCGCACATCTTAGAGCAGCTATCGCTAAGCTTACTGGCGGTATCTCTACTGTGTGGGTTGGCGGCATGACGGATGCTGAAGTTAGAGAAAGAAGAGATCGCGTGCAAGACGCGGTTGAGGCGGTCAGATCGGCCGTCGCAGAGGGTATCGTTGCAGGTGGTGCAGCTACTCACCTAGCACTATCTCAACGTATTCGCGCTGTCGCGGGCCTCGATCCTGCGTGGCACATACTCGCTATCGCGCTTGAAAGACCATTTGAGGTGTTGTTGTTTAATTGCGGCGAAGACGATAGAACAACAGACATCAAAGAGACAATCAGATCATCCATCGGTAGCGATGGTGTTCCTCGTGTTATCTTTGACGCCGAGAGACACGATTTTATGAATCCATTTGAAGCCGGCATCGTTGAGCCTGCTAAAGTTCACCGCGTAGCTATCGGCAACGCGATCTCCGTTGCATCTCTAATGGTAACTCTTGGCGGTATCGTTGTTGCGCCTCGCGATTACAACCTTGAAACTCAAATGGAACTCAGCAAAGCTGCTCTTAAAGACATGATGAACGAGGCAGGACAAGAATGATTGCCAAACTTTTAAATACTCAAGCAGGTAAATATGTTATGGTTTTTGCCGCTGGTGCGGCGATCACCTTTCTCGTTCTCCCATCCTACTCCTCCTCTAAAGAGGAATATCTCAAAAGAGAGAAAGAGATTACTGAATCCTATGAGAAAAAGATTTCAGAGAAAGAAAGCGAATTTCAGCAACTCAAATCCAAGCAGCAGGAAGAGATTACTAACCTTAAGCAAGAAAGGTTGGCACTTGAATTTGAGTATAGACAAAAAATTGATTCACTTGTTTCTGAAAATACTTCTCTCAAAAAATCTACTGAAAAAGTAACGATTATTACATCTTATCCAGATGGCCGCGTAGAGAAGAAAATTGTCTCCCGCGAGACAGTTGAGAAGGAGTCTCAAAAAGTCACCCAAGTTAAACTCGAAGCAGAGCAAAAACTAAAAGAAACAAAAGAGCTTCTTCAGAAAGAGTTCGAAGTCCGCTTAACAGAGATCAACTCGGTTCATGAGACTGAGAAACAGAAACTTACCCTTGAACTTTCTCAGACCCAAGAAAAACTTAAAGAAGAGCAGCAGAAGAACACGACGGTGTCTGTCAATCCTCGTAAGTTTAGCCTAGGCGTAGGTAAGAAGACAAATCTTAATAATTTTGTAACGGCTGAATATGACTTCTACGGTCCGCTTTACGCCGGCTCGATATTAGATTTCAAGGGTACATCTTATGATGCGATGGGATTATCTGTAGGGGTTAGATTCTGATGCCGAAGTATCGGTTTATATGCAGCTGCGGCGCCGAGGTTGTCAAGTACACCTCGGCATCTACCTTTTCTTTAATCTGTTCCGCCTGCAACAGCACCATGAACCGTCAAATTCCTCTAACAGTAGAGCAATCTACGGTTAAAGAGCTCGTAGACTCTTACACTGGTGTGCATTTGCCGCCAGACAACAAAGAAATTCTGGACGCCAGAAGATCTGAGCATTTCTGGAGTGTCGAAGTCCCTCGTTTAGTAACGGAATACCCAGTTGAGCACTCCCTCCAAGAGGGGTGGCTGTATGTAGACGAGCAGGGTAAGCTTCAGGTGCAAACCAAACCTCCGCACAAGAGGTAGCGATGTATATTAAGTCGGTAAGTATCTCGAACGTACTTTCGATCGAGAGCGCTAATGTTTCTTTTTCTGACTCTGGTCTTTTACTAATCGACGGCTGGAACCATGACACAGAATCGGCAAACGGGGCCGGTAAGTCGGCAATATTTCACGCCTTATCGTGGGGGATCTACGGACAATATCCCCGTGGAGTGTCTATTACTGATTTCGTACGTCAGGGCTCTAGAGCAACTAAAGTTACAGTCGACATTGAATTATCAAAAGACAGAGTTCTCAGAGTTGAGCGCGGCCGTCCGAAATCCTTCTATGCTGCTCTCAACGGTGTGGAGATTGCTGAGGCTGAATATGAAAGACTGATCCCGTTGGATTACGATCAGTTCATATTAGCTCAGTATTTTGCTCAAGGGCTCGGGATAAGGTTTATCGATCTTAACGACTCGGGCAGGAAAGATCTTATCCTGAAGCTTATGCGAGCTGATGGTTTTGCTGAATCAAGAAAGAAGATCGAACTAGATATGAAACGGTTGCTGTCAGATAAAGCAACCATCTCAAGCACGATATCTACTTTTACGGGTAAGTTATCTGCTTATCAAGATTCGCTTGTCGATTCAAAATCTCTCCACAAAGAGATATCTGCTCTTGAACGAGCGATAGGCGACGTCGATGTCAAGATACAAAAACTGTCTAGCATACAACCGCCAGACGACACAGATAAACTATCTGAATTAATAGAAAAACTAAATTCTAAACTCAGAGATATATCGCTTAATAATGGCAGACTTAAAGCTTATCGACAGCAGTTGTCTGAGCTAAAGAATACTAAAGAACCGGAAGACTCATGCGACGGCGAATGCCCAAACTGTTCAACTGAATTGAATATTCTGCCATCTGGCTTTGTCAAGCATGACAGAGAGTCTTTTGTCCTCAAGATAAAAGCGCATCGCCAATCGATGTCCGCCAAGATCGACGCCCTAACGTCGTCAATAATCGCCCTAGAGACAGAGGTCTCAAAAGAGAGATCCGTACTGGATGCTATTTCTGCTCTTAAAAATAAGATGCGCGAATCGATGTCTGATTATGAAGCAGCTCAATCCCGCCTGTTGGAGTTAAAAGCTTTTCGCAGAGAAAAAGAAATAGAGCACAAAAATCTGCTCAAAACACACGACCAGCAAAACGATTTGTTAATTAAAATTAAACAGTTACAAAACCAGCTATCTGAAAATAAGTCAAATTTAGATTCGATTATAGATGAGATTGTTCGACTCGAAGCCGCGTCTGCGATACTCTCGCCAACTGGCGCACCAGCTTACGTGATGGATTCTGTTATCCAGGCGCTCAACGATAAGATTCAAGAAATTGTCCAGTTTGTCTGGCCAAACTCGTCTTACGAACTTCTCTCCTTTAAGGAGAATAAGTCTGGCACGGTAACATCTAAGATGTCTGATT